ATACTCGTGGTCTTGCCAGAAAACACTAAACGTTTTCAAAGCAAGGGCTCTTAGCTCAGTTGGTAGAGCAGCGGACTCTTAATCCGTAGGTCGAGTGTTCGAGTCACTCAGGGCCCACCACCAACACCCGCAGAAATGCTGAACCGCCCGCTATCTAAAAGGTAGCGGGCGTTTTTCATTTCGGTACTCAATGTGACCGCTTATGCGACGCGTCGCATATCCAGTGTTCCCGCACCACCCTTAGACGAGCTTCACGCTTCACGAGAAATCGACCATGAAAGTCTCAGACCTCGCCGGCTCGCAGCTCGATTTCTGGGTCGCCAAGGCCGAGGGTGTCGAGGCCACCGTCGACACCCAGTTGAAGTTCATGCCGTCCACGAACTGGGCTCAGGGCGGCCCCATCATCGACCGCGAGGGCATCCAGGTCGCGCCGATGCCGGCCAAGGGCGGCACCTGGTGCGCAGTGTCCACTGGCCGCCTGCCGAACCGTGCCAGCAACTCCAACGGAGCATGGATGGAGGGGCCGACGCCGCTCATCGCCGCCATGCGGGCCTACGTGCGCGCGCGGTTCGGGCCAGAGGTCGAATAACGGGGCCCGGCCCAGGTAGGCGAGCCTCAGAGCGGCAGTTACATTGCTCTCTTTGGTTTCACTGGAGAGATCAATGAGCCTTACGCTGCCCACCCATTCGCCAGGCCCGTGGATTTCATGCGACCTAGGAGACTACGGCGACTACGGCGGAAACTGTCGCGTCATTCTTGGCGATGACAGGCGCGTGGCTGTCGTACTCGGCACACAGGAAGAGGACGCGGCAAATGCGGCATTGATCGCTGCGGCTCCGGATCTGCTCGCCGCAGCGCGATCCTCACTCCAACAAATTGAAGCAAAACTAGGCTCTGATCACCCAGCGTGCTCCGCACTGCGCGTTGCAATCGAAACAGCCCTCACGATTCAAGCGCCTGACGAAGATGGCGATGCGAGCTGATCAGGTTTCATCAGCCACTTCAGCTTCACCTTCGTCCACCTCTTGCGCCGGGCCTGCGTCGATCACGTCCATGGCGGGCAGCGTCAGCATGTCGCGCGCCTCTTCCACGGTGCAGGTCAGCCAGCGGTCGAAGTCGTGCTCCTCGAGCGGCACCACTGAGCGCTTGTCGAAGATCTCCAGCCCCGTCGCCCGGTCGATCTCGATCTTGTGCATGCGTGACATCAGCGGGTGCAGGTTCGCGTTGATGGTCAGCATGGTGTAGCTGTCCCAGACCTCGCCGGTCTTGATGTCCGTCCAGGTGTCCCACAAGCCCGCGATGCCCCAGGGCCTGCCGTCCGCGCGCTTGAAGCGCCACCACTGGTTCTTCCCAGACTCCCAGTTCGGTTCGTCGAAGCTGCTGGCCGGGATGATGCAGCGCTGGCTCTTCTTCCAGGCGTTGCTGTAGGTCGGCGACTTTTCCATCCGGTCGGTGCGCGAGTTGACGGTGCTCAGGCGCTTGCCCTTCACCTCACCCTTGCGCGGCTTCGTCTGCGGGATGTTCGAGGTCGACCAGGGCGGAATCATCCCCCACTGCCCCACCACCAGCTCGCGCTCGTACTCGGTGAAGTCTCGCGCGCGGCGCATGAAGGGCCCCTTGCGCAGGGGATTCAGGCTCCGGAGCCACTTCTCCGCAGTACGGGCGCCGATGTACCAGGCCGCCTCGATCTCGCGGGCTTCGGGAGAGATGTAACGGGTGCACATGGTGTCCAGATTCTGCGCTCAAGAACCTGTTGACGGCCAGATACCCGAGGCAGATACTGTATTTTCATACAGTTATTTCGGAGCCCATCATGGAATCCTCACTCGCCTCGACTCACCTCCCCGTCGCCAAACTTGCCCCAGAAATCTCCCTTGTTCCACCTACCCTCAAGCGATCCGGGAGGAAGGAGTGGATCGCCCGCTACATCGAGGAATCGCATGCCATCACGCACGGCGAAATCGACATAGAAATCACGTCGATAGAGGGCGACGCACTTCAGCGCGTGGTCGGTCATCGGCTGCCCGAAGAGGTGGCCCGCCAGCACTACAGCGCCTGCATCGGCGATGACACCGAATTCATCCGCGCGGAGGAGAAGTTCCAGGCGCTCGCCGCCAGGGTCGGGCTCACGAAAGACAACCAGCGGCTGTCGAAGGAGATGCTGGACTTTGCCTACGGCGTGGCCACGCTCTGCGCTTGTGCTGCGGATCGCTTCCGTGATCCCCGTGAAGGCAGCGCCGGCGATCACATCCGTGGGCTGTACGGCCCGGTTCCGTTTTGAGCGCGGCTGGTCGCCATGAAAGACGTCGAGTACTTCTACTTCATGCTGCCGCCAAGCATCTGGAAGAAGAAGCCCCACAGGTCATCGTTCAAGATGGACGCTGAGCACGCCGCCAAGGCCTACCCTGGCGCAACTCCAATTCTCGACACGCGCGAGATTCGAACGCTTCCAGATACTGAAGAAGAGATCCGTGCCGCGATGTTGGTAACCCAACCCGGGTACAGCGGCTTCGACAGCACAGAAGAGGCCATCGGCCGACGCATTCAGGCCGGCAACAAGCGGACGAAGGAACAGGGCAAGCTGCCATGAGCATTCGGGACGAGTTCGAGCAGATGGCTCGAAGCGTCGGCGAACTCGAAGCAGCCGAACCCATCCGAGAATCACTGGTCGAGTTTGCCGAACTCGTCACCGCGCGATGCGCTCGGATCGGAGACCAGTACGGCGACTGGGATCGGAACGCAGGAGATCACATCCGCGCCGAGCTGTACGACCTCCCTGGCCTCCTACCGACGACGCGACAATCAGACCATGAGCCAAACTGACATCTTCCCCACCGAATCGACCACTCTCTACACGCCAGCCTGGTACAGCAGCACGGCCCGAGAAGAACGCCCTCTTCCGCTGGCGCCGGGCGACTACAAGGTCACGCCCGGGTACGGCGCCGAGCGCTGGACGGTCACGTCGCTGAAGGATGGCAGCCTGGTGTACAACGGCATCGGACCGGTAGAGATTCGACGGGCTGCGGGCCTCGATTGATCTCACGCCTCTTCAGCTGCCGACCGACTCTCGTTGCCGCGAAGACCCTCTCGCTGCTCGATCCAGTCCACGCACTTTTTCTTCAGCATCTCATCTCCCACTTGCCGAGAGAGACAGGGACTGGCCAGCACCAGCTTACATTGGTGCCTTCCCTGAAAGCTGATGTCGGCTGCACCGGAGTAGCCCCCCTCCGGCGCAGCCGTGTGAGAAATTGAGAAAGCCCAGTCACCGGTCTTCCCTGCTGGAACGTAGGCCGCACGGTCCATGCGCAACTCCGAGCCCTTGCACGCGCGACACCCCTATTGATGATTGGCACGCGCAGCGGCGGCACTACCTTACGCGCGTCTCTGAGGGAAGTTGTGAAAAATGACGGCTCTGGGGTCTTTTGACAACCGCCAAAGGCTTGACACGAAAACCAATGACTACCTTAAAACGATGGCCACCCTCTACCTGCAGATGACCGACAAGCTGATTGCCCACTGGAAGGGCAACGGCAACGCCTACCCGAAAAAGTTCGTTCTGTCGCCGGCCCTGCGCGACGAGTACGTGCGCTGCCTGAACCTCATGACCATCCCGGGCGACCGCGACATGAGCGCCACCAAGCACATGGGCGTGCCCATCGAGATCGACGAGGCATCGCCAGGCGTGATGGTGGCAGCCGACGGCGCCGAGGTGGCGCTGCAATGAGGGGCGCCCGCGCACTGCTGCTCGGCGCCCTGCTCGCCCTTCCCCTGATCGCTGCGGCCGACGTCCGCACCTGCCTCGTGGTCGGCGTCAGCGATGGGGACACCCTCACCGCGCGCTGCGGCACCGCCGGCGCCTACGAGCAGGTCAAGGTGCGCTTCAACGGCATCGACGCCCCCGAGAAAAAGCAGCCCTTTGGCCAGCGCGCGAAGGAGGCGATGTCGGATCTTGTCTACATGAAGGAGGTCGACCTCGACTGCCGCAAGACCGACCGCTACGGCCGCAGCGTCTGCCGCGTCCGCGTCGCACCGAGCTCAGCACCCAGCGGCCCAAAGACCTTGGATGCCGGCCTGGCCATGATCACCATCGGCATGGCCTGGTGGTATCGGGACTACGCGCGTGAGCAGACCGCAGAGGAGCGTGGGCAGTACGAGTTCGCCGAGAAGGAGGCGGCAGCGAAGGGCGCCGGCCTCTGGGGCGACAAGCGTGCGATGGCGCCATGGGAATGGCGCAAAGAGAAGCGTGCACAGCCCTGATACATTCCGCCCATGACCTTTACCACCTACCAGATCGGCAAGCTCGTCGTCTTCGGCTTGGCCGCGCTGGTATGGGGCATCTACTGCGGGCTCACTGGTCGCGATTTGAGAGGGCGACCGGTGCGCCGCGACCAATCGCAAGACGGGCAGCAGTGACGCCGAGCGCGGGCTGAGTCGAAGCTGCTGGAGCCGCAGCAAGCGCGCGCTGAATCGGACCCGACAATGCTGCAGCACGTGCGAGCGGTCGAGCACCGAGCCCGATCAACGAGAGTGGGCTGCCGCCCGTTGCTGCCCCGAGGCCACCAGCCAGCGCCCAATCGAGCGGCGACGACTGCGGCCTGCTGCCCACCTTCTCCGTGACCTGTGCGGCCGTCGGAAATGCCGTGGCGAACTCCCCAGCCTGCCGAAGTTCATTGGCCAGCGGCTTCCCGCGCTTGAGCTGCGCGGCAAGATCCTTCGCAGACACACTCCCTGTGGTCGGATTCAATGCGCGCTCGACGCTGTACGTGCGCGCGATCAACTGGCGGGCATTTCGGAAGTCATCGAGCATGGCCAGCGGGAACCCGTTCGTCGCGAGATGCTGCTCGATCACGTTCTCGAGTGCACCGGCGCCGTCCTTGTACGCCTTGCCCATGTCCTTCTCGCCGCGTCGATACGCTGCGTCTGCCATGCCGCGCAACTCGCGGATCTTGTCGATCGCGCTGCGCGCATCGAATGCACCGGATCGCAGGGAGTCGATCTCGGCGATCACCGGATTCGGCGCCGCATCCGGGAAGCCGGCAGCCGCGCGCCGGTATGGCGCCGTGATCCGATCGAGTGCGCGTTCGTACGCCGCCGTCGGGGTAATCGTGCCCGTGCTACCGACAGCCTCATAGGCGGCGCCGGCGCGCTGCCGGATGCTCTGCAGCAGCTCGGGAGTCAACTGCTCGGAGTCGGCGACGCCAAGGGCACGCTTCGCGAGCGAGGTCGTGACCTCCTGATTGCGCGCGCTGGCGTTCTGCGCTGTGCTGATCTTGCCGGCGAGGCCTTCGATGATGCGATTGCCAAGCGTCGGAGACACCTGGGTCGGCGGGATGACATATCCGACGTCCTGCGCGGCCTGTGCGGCTTGGCGCACACCGAGCGGCACCTCGGGCCCGCGCAGCGTGCTGCCGATAGCTTGGCCAGCAACGCCGAGGCCGCGCACCACGCCCGGCAGCGCAGCGCCGAGCACAGCACCGGTGCCGGCCTGTTCTGGATCTGCGAGCCCTGCCGTCAGACCTCCTGAGATCGCGCCACCTGCCGAGCGCACACCGAGGCCGGCCCCTTGCGCGCTGAGACCTCCCGACGCGATCGCTTCGCCCAGCGGCACCAGAACGCTCGGAGCGACGCCACCAGCGGCACCCACTGCGCGGACGCCGGCACCTACGGCCCCGCCGACCGGCAGCGTCGCCAGGACCTGGCCGCCGACACGGCCGACGTCCGCTGCGGTGCTGCTGCCGAACTCCTGCTTGAACTGGTCGGTGCCGACCTTGTTCATCGCGGCGACGCGCTCACCTTCCTTGGTACCGGCGACCTTGTCGAAACCGCTGGCCAGCAGCTGTGCACCGGTGTCGATGACGTCCTTGGCGCCGCGGCCGAGACCGGCCACGAAGCCCGCCACGGGATTCACCGCTGGGGCCGCGGGGGTCGCAGCATCAAGCTGCCCGGTGAAGGGCTGCAGCGCGGGTGCTGCAGGTGCCGGCGCCGGATCGAGCTGGCCAGTGAATGGTTGAAGTTGTGCCACGGGGTCAACCTCCGATGAAGCGCTGGCCCTGCGCGTCTTCGTAAACCGGCCGGCCGCCGGACGTGCCGACCTGGCGCGTCATGCCAGGCGGCAGGCTGCCAGGGCCCGGGGCTGCGGCAGGTGCGCTGACCTGAGCGAGACGGCGCTCCGACTCCGGCACCTCGGCCAAGATGCCGCGGGTGGCGAGCTCGCGATTGCGCCGCTTCTGTTCGATGACCTGTGCGCTGTCGCCGGGTTGCGGGAAGTACTGCTGGCGCGCGTTCGCAAATTCCGAATCGGCGATCGCGGCACCAGACTCACGCCGCAGCGCCGCGTTGATGAAGTCGCGCTGCGCCTGCTCGACCTGCTGTTGCGCTGGACTCTGCGTCCAGTTCGCGGCCGCCCCCATTCCAACCGCATCTGCAGCGCGCTTGATGAGCCCGGGCTGATTGACGCCCGAGGCGGCCATGCGGTTCAGGATGTCTTCGGAGGCCAGCATACGGCTGCCGAACTGCAGCGCCTTCGCCTGGGTGTCGTTGAGCGTGTTCTTGCCCTTCGGGGTGTTCGGGTCCTGCGGACCGCCGGGTATCGGCTCAAGGCCGGTCCCGTCCGCCTTGACGCGGTAGCCCGTGGGCACGCCGGTATTGCCTGCACGGATTGCCTCGATGCCGAGACGTGCACGGTCGATGGCGTTGGATTCCGCCTGTTGTGCGACCTGAGCCTTGGTGCGAGCCTCGGTCGCGCGCTCCTGGATTAGCGAGCGCTGCGTCTCAGCTGCATCCTTCGCTGCCTGCGCAGCAGCGGCTACGCGCTGCTGAATCGGTGTCTGAGCGCCCTCGACCTGTTGCGCGAAGACCTGCGCTCCATTGCGGCCTGGAGGAGCGCCACGCGCCAGAGTCGTGCGCAGTGCAGCTCCATCGAACATTGCCTGGGCGGCGGCTGGACCCGGGTTCTCGATGATTGCAAGGCCGCCTTGCGGAACTGCAGCGTTCGATGCCTGCAGACGCGCCAGCCGCGCGTTGGTATCTTCCAGGCCGCCGAGTGCACCCGGGCCAGCTCCAGGCGCCGAACCAATGTTCGTTCCCGAGAAGTTGTTGCCGTCGCGGGTCACACCCAGCGGCAAGTTCGAAGCCGGTGCTGCCACGCCGGGCGGCACTGCGCCGAGGCCCGTCATGGCGTCGACAAGCGGTTCGCCCACAGGCGGCGCAGCGGGAGCCGCCGGCGCCGCGCCGCCCTGAAATTCGAGACTGCGTGGGTCGGTCAGGTTGTTCATGCGCTGCGGCGCTACTGGGGGCGGCGCAACAGCGGCGGCGGCCGGCACGAAGGTCGAAGGTCCCGTAGCCTGCACACCGCGCTGTAGCGCCGCGTCGTTCGCGTTGGTGCTGCGCGAGCTGCTTGGACGCGGGTAGATGCCGAAGACCGCGCCACCGCTTTCCGTCGGGGCCAGAGGCGCGGCGGCAACCGCTGGCGCTTCAGCCGCGAATCGCTCAGCAGGAGAACGAGGATCGGAGCCGGTCATCGAGCGGCCGGCGGCGATGGCGCGATCTGCGCCGAAGTACCCGAGACCACCTCCCACGATGCCGCCAACCACGGCGCCGGGCGGCCCGAGTACGGAGCCTGCAGCTGCGCCCATTCCGGCACCAGCACCTGCTGCACTCAGCCGGCCGACTCCTTGCGCAGCCTGGGCGGCGACATCGAGCCCCGTGGCGTTGGGATTCGTCGCAACGTCATAGACCTGCTTTCCTTCCAGACCTACACCGAGTGCGGCACCAGCGCCGCCGAGCGCTCGCGCCACCGGAATGCGAGCACCAGCAGCCTCGGCGGCCGGCAGAGCTGCAGGTGCTGCCGCAGCCGGAACTCGCGTCGGCTGGACCACGTCGACCGGCCCCATGTTGATGGTCGGCCTGCGCCCAATGATCTCGCTGCCTGGCCCAGGTGGCGTGGTCGTCGTCACCGCCGTATTCGGAGTGGTCGCCGGCAGAGCGCTGGATGGTTGCGGCGCAGGCAGCGCCGGAGTGCGCGCAGCAGCTTGTGCACGGCGACGAAGTTCTTCTTCCGTCACCAATCCGCCGTCAGCAAAGGCAGGATGGCCGGCGCGCGTCGGCGGTGCCCCGCTGGGCCGATGGGTCGCAGCGATCATCGCCTGCACTTTGCGAGCTCCAAGCGCATGCACAGTGTCAGCTGGCAGCACGGCCTCACCATTCGACAGCATCGCCGGGACCGAATCGCTAGTCCCTGTACCTGGACCATGCACCAGACCTCCATGTGCGAACCCAACAGGTCCGGCAGCGAAGAACTGCTGCTGTGGCGCCCCAGCAAACGGCGGCGGGGCTGACGCCGCAGCGAGGGCTTGCCCTGCGACTGGCGCCGGGAGCACTGGCTTCGGAAAAATGGGCGTCATCGCTGCAGGTGCACCGAGCGGCGGTTGCGACGGAACCGGTGGCGGCGGCCTGTAGCTGTCGATGGAGCTGACCGTACCTCCTGCCGCCTGTCCGTTGATAGCAACATTCCCGCTCACATTGCCACCCGAGTAGCTGTTGCCTACTCGGCTCACGACTCCAAGCTGCGGCGTCGAAGGAGCTGCTACCGAGGCGGGCCGATACGCACCGAGACCTGCCGCAGGCTGGGCGGCAGGTGCAGCGATCTGCGTCACACCAGGCGACTGGGCGGCAGCAGCGGCGTCTCCGAAGCTATTCGAGCGCGGGCGCTGAGGGTCGAGGAGAGTAGCCATGGGGACCTTTCTGATGATCCCCGGCATTCTTCGCGCGCGCGGCGTGTGGTGCGAACCCTACTGGGTGGCGCGCGGCATCACGCTGATGTCGAGATACGGGCCGTCGGCGCCCTTGTTCGTCAGGTGGATCGACCAGGACAGTCGCCCGTGTGGCTTCTTCGTGATGTGGCTGTCGGTTAGCAGGTGATCGAACTCGTGATGCACGTAGACGCCCTGCACCGCCGTCTTCATCTCATCGACCATAGGCCCCGGCTCGCCGGCCTCGGCAGTCCACGGCACTGCGATGAGATCGAAATCCCGAGCCATGCTGCCGTGCACGGCCAGCGCGTAGCCGTGCTTGCGGGCGATGACGACGAGTGCCGGGTAGAGCACCGCGTACATGGGCGGCGGCGCGGTCATTGCTGCAGGAGCGTCGAACGGCACGACGCATAGGCTGCGCTCATGGTCTCGATCTCGGTCAGGGCGTCTGCAAGGCGTCGAGCAACAACTTCCGGAAGTACCCCACTGGCCGCGCCGGCGTCTTCTGCACCAACTCCGGAGGCGGCGGCGGCACCACCTGGGGCGCTTCCACCACTGCGCCCGGCATCGCGGGTGCAGTCGCGCACCCTGACAACCACAGGAGCGCTGCGCTGGCGCTGATCGTCATCAGAGATCTGGGTGACAGCTTTCTCATCGGTCTTCTCCTGCGCCTTGGCGCGTTTGTCGAGTTCGGCCTGCTTGGCGTCGCGTTCCTTGGTCCGCTGCTCGAGCAGCCTCTGGGCCGCGGTGTTCGTGGCCACCACGGCTGCGTTCTGGACCTGCAGCGCCAGGCCCGTGGTCTTGGCCAAGGCGCGGTAGTGCCACGTCGCGAGGCCCAGCACCACCAGCAGTACAGCGAGCACGTAGATGACTGGCGTCTTGAGGTCGGGCACCATCACAGCACCTCAGCACAGGTCTGCGCCTCGTCGGCGCGCCGGTTGGCGAGGCCGTGCACGAAGGTGCATTGCCGCTGGCCGGCCACCGTCTTGCAGGTGTACGACCACACCAGCGTGCCGTCGTCGCCGCGCGCGATGCGCTGGCAGCCCAGGGCCCACTGCCCGCGATTCCATGCCGCCATTGCACCGCTGCCGCATGTCGCCGATGGGCCGAGATTCCAGGCGTGCGATGTCGCCATGTCGAACACCATCTGCGATGGCGGCCGCTTGAAGCACGTTGCCAGTCGCTGCTGCACCGCGACGACGGCAGAGCGCTCCTCGGCTTCGCACTTCTCATCGGTCCAGCGCTCGCCCACGACGATCGGCGTCTTGGTGACGTGGGGCGTGAGGCCGTTGCAGACCGTGGGAAGGCCGCCGGCCAGCCGGTCCGCGTAGACCACCAGCACGCGGGCCTTGCCGCTCTCCCACTTCTGGAGGAATCCCATTAGGAACGGGCTGCCGGCCACCAGCGTCGCGCCAGCGACGACGATGGTGCTGATGACTTTGGTCTTGGCGCTCATTTCGGGGTCGCTCCGGTGCGCCACGCGGTGTATGCCGCCGCGATGGCGACGCCAAGGCCCACGATGGCGGCCAGCGGCTTCGCCAGCTTGCCCAAGGCCTCGAGCACCTTGAAGGCGCCCTTGCCGTTCGCGAACCACTCGATCAGCTCGCCCACACTGGACTCGACGCGCTGGGTGGACTCGGTGTTCGCCTTGAGATTCGCCTCGATGCGGCTCATGCGGGCGTCGCCTTCATCGAGCCGCGCGTGGATGGCCACGATCTCGGGGTGTGGCTGGTCAGCTGGCGCGCCGTCCGTTGTGTTGGAGTCGGTCATCGTTCGACGATCCTCAAGAAAATGGACCGGTCATCGATCCGTGGCGGGGTGTTGTTGGTGGTGATGCGGCAGGTCACGCGCAGCTTGTTCGGGCCCGTCGCCAGCTTCGTGCCGCCGGAGAGCCAGACGGTGGCCGTGGTGCCGTCGAAGGCCTGGTCCACGATGGTCAGCGAGGGGTCAACAACGAACTCCGCGCTCGCGATCTGGTCGTCACCGTTCAGGGCAAGCCAAGCGCTCCAGTCGAAGGGGTAGTCGAGCACCGCATCGGGGTCTTTCTCGATCACGGAATCACCGTTCCGATCGATCTCGTAGGTGGTGGGCTTGGGCGTGGCCATGCTGGTCTTTCAGTCGGTGAAGGCGATGCGGCGGTCCTCGCCAACGACAGCCACGGCACGGCCTTCCGGTACTGCTGCGAAGGCTCGGTCCTCGGGGACGATGCCGAGTACACGGCGCTCGGCGCGCACATCGATCGTGCGCTCGTTGCGCTCAAAGATGTACTCGTGCCGTAGGCGGGCTGTCTGCGAGACTGCTGCGAGGACCTGGGCTGCGACGAAGGCGCGCACCGTGTCGGTCACGATGCCGGTGGCGGTCTGGGAAACCCCCTGCAGCAACTGCGTTGCAGCGAATGCATCTCTCGCCTGAGCCACTGCACTCTGAGAAACGCCTCCCAAAGCTTGAGAAGCAGAGGCTTTGATGCCCGCATGGGCGACACTCAGTTGAGTGACGCCTGCGAGCGTATTTGCTGCACTTGTTTTGGCCGTGACCGTGGCGCCCGCAGCCTGAGAAACGCTCGCAAGAGTCTGAACTGCAGAAGCGGTTCGATCTGCGCCACCAGTGGTCCCGGTAGCGGACTGGGCGACGCTGAAGAGAGTTTGAGCCGCAGAGGCGCTGCCAGCTATGGAAGCACTCGCAGCCTGTCCAACAACGGCCAAGGTCTGGGCAGCAGCAGCAGACACTTTCACAGCGGCAGTTGTTGAAGAGGTCACTCCATCCAAAGTCTGGTCCGCAGCGAAGGACCGATCAGCGCCAGTCGAGACTGTTCCAGTCGCGATCTGCGAAACCCCGTCAAGCACCTGCTGGAGCACGACAGGCGTATCGTCAAACGGGGCAGTTGGCGGTGTGAAGTTCGTGACGTATCGAGCGACGCCCTTGGTGATCCTCACCTCGTCAATGTTCCCGTTCCAGTCATACGTGGGATTGCGGGTATTGACCTGGGCTCCGATTGAGAATCGGAGGAGAGAGATTGTGTAGTCGCGGGTATCGGTTACGCTGGCTTTAAGCACGCCATTGACATAGATCGCCAGCGCAGTAAGGACGCGGCAAACCGCGACATGCACCCAATCTCCGGTGTTGATGGGAGCGCCACTCGCTCCTAGAACCAAAACGCCGCTGCCGCCGTCGGTGGACCACCATTGCGGATTGCCGGAGCTGTCCATATACAGCTCCCAGCAATTGATCTGGGAGGTCTGGTAGTAGTCGAACAGCACCCGGTCGGTGACAAGCGGCGACACCTTCACCCATGCTTCTACGGTGAAATCGCCGGTGCCAAACTGGAAGTCCGTGAGATTGCTCGTTGTCGAGATGTAGTCGCCAACCCCATCACACAGCATTGAGGCGCTGCCGAATTTCGGAGAGCCCGAGCTGAGCTTCGCGTCTCCGTTGACGGTGTAAGTCTTCCCCTTCTGATCCGTGAACGTTGTCGATCCGTCTGCACCGTCGAAGTGCAGATGCGTGACGACGCTGCCATACGCTGCGTCGCTGTTGCTCGGGATGTTGCGATCGGCCACGGTTCCTCAGGCTCAGGGGTTGCCTTCGGTGATCGTCCAGCCAGTGATCTGCACGGACTGGCCCGACGCGATGCTGGTGTTGTCCACCGTCATGTCGCCGCCGCCACCGGTTGCGGTCACGCTGCCCTGCATGTGGCACGTGGTGCCGGCGCTGTCCTTGATGCGGTAGTGGCCTGCGGTGCCGGTGCCCGAGGCGGTGGCGCTCAACGGCACACCGCTGAAGGTGAGAACGCCGCTGGCCTGCGTCGACCAGTCCGACGCCAAGGTGAACTCGGCAAGCAGCGTGCCGCTGTCGACCGCTGCGCAGTTAGCCGGCTGCGCGCCGGTGCGGATCTGCACCTTCGGGGTGGTGCCGATGGTGGTTTCGATCTGTGCGCTGCGCGCGTTGCGCAGCGTCGTGCCCATCTGGATGGTCATGGGAAGCTCCTTGAATGCCGACATGGTGTCGGCCGAAGAGGCCCCGCGCGAACCTTACTGGGGTGCCAGCTAGACTTCTCGTTCAGCCGAGAGGCGCTTCCTCAACACTCTTCGAAAGACCCGAGATGTCCGTGCTACAGCCCATGCAAGAATTCACTTTCCACTTCGCAGATGGCCGCGTGGCATTTGCCCACCTCTATCAACATCCGGACTTGAGTTGGTTTGCATCCCAGACGGAGCTACTTGCCGGCGACAGCGTCAGCGCAGGGCAGTTCTATGCGTCAGTTCCTTGCCCTCGCGGGGCCACGGCGGAACAAGCGTTCGAAATGCTCGTCCAGCGCGCTGTTGGCGGATCAACGGTGGCCGGAACCACCCTGACCGCAATCGACAACCCGAACAACGATGAATTCGTGAAGATCGCTGCGCAACGCCAGCTCGCCCCAGGAGTTGAGATCCGGCGAAACGGGCAGGCCTGAGTGGTCGCCAAGACTCGCCTCGCCCTCGAATCCCGCTGAACTACAGCGAAGTCGAATCGCTGCCGCTGATGCTGGCGCCGGCGTTGATGCCGTTCAGCGAGGCTGCGGCGACCTGGGTGGTCGAGGTCAGGGCTGCGATGGCGGCCTGCACCCGGTCGCTCAGCGTCTGGTTCTTCGAACGCAGGTTCGCTTCGTTGCCGGACTGCTTGATCTGCGCGTCGGCGATCGCCAGGCGCACGCGCGGCTCCAGCGCAGCGCTCTCGGCTTGGTAGAGGGCCACCAGGTTGCGCGCCAGATCGCTGCGCACGCTCACCATCGCGGTGGCGAGGCCTGCGGCGACCTGATCGCCCTGCAGAAGCGTCCGGATGTACTCGCCGGCGCTGGCCACTGCCTTCATCCACATGTCCAGCGCTTGGCCGACCGCGAACCGAGCGTTCTCCAGCTCGGCGCGGAAGGCCTCGATGCTGATGTCGCGGCTCTGCTCGGCCAGCTTGTTGCGCATGTCCTGGCGGATGAGCTGCACCTGGTGCACGAGCGCGCCCGGCGGCAGCGGGAAGCCCCGGTTGGCGAAGGCCTGCATGGCATCGTTCTCGGCGCGCATCGCCTCGGTGTTGAGCCGGGCACGGCCGCGCTCGTAGATCTGCGCCTCCACCGCCGCATTCACGCCGGTGCCGCCGGTGGTCAGCGCGCGGTTGATCCATGCGATGGCGTTGTCGAAGTACGAGCGGTCCGGGAAGTAGGTCTGCAGGTAGTCGACGTAGCCCATCGTGATCTCGTCGTGGATCTCGGCGCGGGCGTCGTCGAAGATCGCTTTCGCGTCGGCCGGGTTGTTGTCCGGCAGCACGGGCTTGATCGGCATCACGTAGCTGGTGTCGAGGTCGACCAGCGGCACCTGAGGCGCCGGGTCGGTGATCTCAATGGCGCCATCAGCGCGCGCCGACGCGGCATTGAGCAGCAGCACGGCGTTGCGCCACTTGCCGTTCATGACCTGCGAGACGATGACCGGCGCACCGGCACCTCCGGTGCTGGGATCTGGCACGGAAACGAGGTCGCCAGGGTTGATAGGAGTCGTCATGCTCTGGTCTTTCTGGAGAGGTCGGCGACGATGAACTCGAGGCTGTCGATCTCGAAGTCGGCACCGTCCTGGTTGTAGAAAACGGGGATCAGGTAGTTAGTCTTCAGGCCTTTCCCGAGCTTGAAGCGGTGCTGTTGCAGCTCTTCCGAGTAGCCCTGCGCCTGGTACTCGAACGAGCCGGCCGGGCCGGAGACCTTGAGCACCAGCGGGGACTCCGACGCGGCGCCGATGAAAACCTCAGCCACCGTCTTCTGCTGTGAGTTGCCGAAATCCAGCTTCCCGGGGCAGATCGCGGCCTGAATCGGAGCACCGGCATCGCTGTCGCCTTCCAGCAGGAACAGGCCGCCCAGCTTGGCGCCGTAGTAGCGGTCGCCGATGCGCGCGAAGCTGTTGAAGCCGTAGTTGGCGTAGCTGGTGCTGCCGTAGCCGGCCATGTTGACGGCGTGCACCTCCAGGTCGGAGCCGGGCGTGGTCAGCGGCACGTCGAAGGTGAAGCCGTCGCGGATGTCCACGATCTCGACACCGCCGGCGATGCTCATCGGGATGTCGAACCCGAAGGCGTCGCGGATGTCGGCGACGTCGATGCTGGTGCCCGTCATCGGCACATCGAACCCGAAGATGTCGCGGGCGTCGGCCTGGTCTATCGCGGTCGCCAGCATCGGCACGTCGAACACGATGCCGTCGAGCAGGTAGCGCATGGTCGCCGACTCGACGCCGAGCGTGCCCACCGCGGCCGGCGCGATGCCAAGGATCTGGCCGCCGTCATGGTCGGACAGGAAGCCGCTCGGCGCCGGCGCAGCGGCCGTGCTGGTGAAGACCTGCCCCGAGAGCATGTTCATGGCGCCCGCGGCGGCGGCCATGGTGCCGATGATCTTGTTGTTGGAGTCGATCACCGGCGTGCCGCCGTACATCGCGCCTTCCAGCGGCGGCATCTCGCCAGCGATCTGCGCGGTGTCGGCGTCGGCCAGGAAGCCAGTCAGCGCCGGCATGTTGGCGCGGATGCCGTTGCCCACGCCCAGGAAGCCCACGGCGGCCGGCATCTCGGTCACGAACTGGGCCGTAGTGCTGGTCTCGCTGAGCAGGCCCTGCGCGCCCGGCATGGTTCCGACGATGCCGCCCGAGCTGTAGACCGCGATGGAGGGCTCGTCGATGCTGTCGCCGGAGCTGAAGAGCGCCGCCGCCATGAAGAGGTCGGCGCCCGGCGGCACGGCCGAGGCCTCAGACGCGAAGGGCGTGCCGTTCTTGCGGTACGTGGCCAGGCCGCCGGCGGCGACATCCATCTGGAACTCGTCGCTGGAAAGGTACGAGGTCAGGAAGGTGCCCGTGAGCGACTTCACCGAGCCGGTGTTGAAAAGCAGGCCGTGCAGGATGTGCCCGTAGCTGGCCGGCGGCGCGCTGGCCTCGCGGGTGACGCCGACCACCGCGCCCATGACGGCCTGCGGCACCTTGTAGGTGATGCGGGCCCCGCCGTGCGCCGCCTCGATGGAATGCGCGAAGGAGGTCCAGCCCTGCGGCGGCACGTCGACGGCGAAGGCCGGCGAGCCAATCACCTCGGCCGTGGCCGGATGGAAGACCTCCACGGTGTAGGTGTACGGGGTCAGCGGCGACAGGTTCACCGGGTAGTTCGGATCCCAGACCGTGCTGGTGCGGCCCGTCACCGGGTCGGTCGTCGTGACCCAGGCGCCCTTCGAGGTATTCGGCGGCCCCACGCGCACGGCGGTGCGGGACTCGGTGCTCCAGTAGGCCGGGCGCGCCGGCTGGTACGGCACCTCGGGCACCGTGTAGCTGTAGCCGTTTCGGATCAGTTGGTTCGTCATGGGCGAGGCCTCAAATCGGTGGGGCGATGCGGCTGTCCGATGCCCAGGGCGTGCCCGGTGTCGCGCCCGCGGGCTGGCCGTTGCGGCGCAGGAAGGTCAGCGCGGCGAAGTCCTCGAGCTGGAACTTGCCGACATCGCTCACGGGCGCCGCGGCGCGGTCGGTGAGCACCGCCCTCTTCTGCCACGTCGCGCCGCGGTCGCGCGACTCGAAGAGCGAGTGGGCACCGTCGTACATCGGCGCGACGATGATCCCGGGCGCGATGGCGGACACGATACCGGTGCGGTAGTTCGGCTGCGGCGCCGGCGGCATGGTGGCGATCGAGACGCCATCGGGCGTGAACAGCAGCACCGGCGGCTCGTTCTGGATGTTGGTGTAGACCGTGGCCAGCGGCCGGGTAACGACGACGGCGCCGCCCTCGACACCAACGCAGCCGCCGCTCCAGAACGCCAGGGCGGCATTCACCTCACCGTCGAACAGCGTCATGGTGCCCAGCAGCGTGCGGGCGTTGGCGTCGATGATGCCGAGCTTGACCTTGGCCTTCAGCACGAAGTCGGCGCCCGGGTTCGGCGCGTAGGGCACCACCACGTAGGCCAGCGCGCGCGAGGCGTTCAGCGGCGCCGCGTAGAAGCCGCAGGCGTTGACCGCGGTGTTGAACATCGTGGCATACGACGGCACCGGCAGCGTCTGGATGGTGTCGAAGAACTCCCGGAACAGCTCGGTGCTGCTGGCCTCGGCCCAGGTCGCGCCGGCGTCATCGGTGAACTGGAAGACTAGGCCCGGGCACGCCGCGGCATCGACGCTGGAGCCGCTGTAGTGCGGCCGGAGGTAGGCGCCCATGAACACGTGCCGACCGGGGGCGATGCGCGCCGGCGCTGCGTAGGTCGCCAGCTGGTTCGGCATGTAGAGGGTGTCGCCGAGCACGCGCGTGGTCCCGTCGTCGCGCAGGAAGGCGTGGTAGTGCTGGCCGCTGGGGTCCAGGCTCTGGTAGACGTAGGCGGACTGAAATTTCCGCGCCCCGGGCGGCCCGTAGACCTCTCCGGGCACGAACGTGAACTGGGTGCCGTACTCGAAGGGCGCGAAGGCCGTGAAGTCGTAGAACGCCACGAAGCGGCGGCCATCGCGGGTGCGGTAGGTCTGCAGCTTGTAGGCGTTGCAGGGCTTGCCGTCGAAGTCGGTCGCCGTGCCCAGCAGCGTCGACGTGGTGTCCAGGCCCAGCCCGCGGCCGTAGTAGCGGATGCGATCGACGCCCAGCAGACCGTCGTCGGCGATGAAGGTGCCGCGGTCCGTGAAGCGCCCGCGCGCGGTGGCGGAGCCCACCACCCGCTTCTCGCCGTCGATCATGCCGATGCTGTAGAAGCCGTCCTCGAGCGTGCCCTCGCGCGTGACTTCCAGGAAGTCGCCGCGCTTGTGGGCGACGACCTGGCCGCCGGTCTCGGGATCAAAGCGGCGCTTCTTCAGGTAGGGCACCGTCGACGAGGTGTCGAGGAAGGTGGCGTCCTTCCCGCCCTGACCGCTGAAGCCGTCGCGGTACTTGACGGGCTTCATGCGACCTCGCGGGTGTTGACGAAGTTGGTCCAGAAATCAGGGGTTGCCGGCGGCGGGCCTGCGGTGTCGATGCGCATGTGCAGCACGGCACCGCCGTCGATCCCGGTGTTGGAGCGCTGGATGTCGATACTCGGGATCAGCTTGGCGACGGTCGGCGCCTGCGGGATGGTGCCGCGCAGCACGCCAGCGGTCCAGACCTCGACCTCGCCAGCGACCTGGTCGACGCGCATCTCGAAGGCGCAGACCGTGCCGACACCGCCGGGCTGCGTCCAGTCCACGGTCTGGATGCTGCCGCTGATGCTGCACAGGAACTGCACGAAGTACTGCGAGCCGGAGCCTGGCGTCAGCGTAAGGCCGATGTAGTCGCCCGACGACCCGCTGCTGGACGTGAAGACCTTCAGCCGCAGGAAGTTCTGCGACGAGAACGCCGAGGCCGTGTTCTTGATCGAGCCGCTGAATGTGAAATCGTCCGTGGACAGGATGTCCGTGAGCAGGTGGATGCCCTCGTCGGCTGCGTTGGCCGACACCACGCAGGCGCCACCACCATCGAGCTCGCACTCTCCGGCCGGCGAAAGGCTCGCTCCCCAGGCGCCGCCGGTCGTGACGCGGCCCGCGATGGAGCCCGCCGCACCAACGAAGTCATCCTCGAAGAGCAGAGCCATGGCTTCAGCCGCTCGGCAGCGCCGTCGTGTAGAAGTCCACCGCCTGCGGCGCGCCGCTCACCAGCGCCACGCTGGTCAGGACGCCATCGGTGCCGCCGGTGCCCAGAGTGCCCTGGATTCGGACCTGACTGGTCGACAGCGTGCCGTCATCGGCCGAGAGCACGTGGCGGAAGAACGTGGCGGTGCCGGTCGCGGCGTTGGTGCCGCTCCAGGTCTCGCCGGGCGCCTTGGCCAGCACGCCGCCCGCGGCCGTGGTGTCGTAGTTGATGCCGGCGCCACCGTTCTTGATGGTCACCAGCAGCGTGTTGCCGGAAAGCGCGGCGTCGGCCGTGGCCGGCACCGGGCCCGAGTAGATGCGGATCTCGCCGCCGGCCATCGCTGCCTTGAGCGAGCCGGAGTCGAGCATGTAGTTGCGCAGGCCAGTGGAGAGTTTGAGCACGGCGGTTCCTTTCAGGGGGTGGGGGTTGCGGTCGGGCCCGCGAAGATCTGCAGCTTCGAGCCATTGGCCTGCACCTTGGGCGATGCGAAGCGCACCACGCTGAGCAGCACGCCCGCGGTGCTGCCCTTGGCCGAGGCCGACACCATGAAGGCGCCCATCACCGTCTTGTCGGCGGTGAAGACGAATTCCGACAAGCTGGCCGCGTTGCTGACCGAGCCGCCGGATACGGCGCCCTCGTCAAATTCCTTGCGGGAGCCGGTGTAGGCCGTGCACTCGGTGGCGAGGCCGGCGATGGTCGCCGCGGTCTCGCCGCCGTCGGGCGTGTAGTCGCCCTCGTAGAGGCCGATGTACCAGGTCGGCACCTGGGTCACACTCTTGAAGGCCAGGCCCAGCAGGAAGTTGAGCCCTTCCATGGGGACGCGGTTCAGGCGCGGCGGATCTTCAGCGAGCAGCCGGCCATCCGGGCTCCACGACAGCGCGCGGTAGAGCACGCCAGCTTTCTGGTGGTTCATAGGTCGGTTTCCTTGACGATGGTTTCGACTGCGAAAGACCCCTGCGCCGCGCCGATGGGCCGGGCCGGCTCCTGGCGGGCGCAGAGGATGTGGTGGGCGCCGTCCTGCTCGCGGAACAGCGTGGCGCCGGCGCGCGCGGGCCCGAACTTCAGGGCGTTCTCCTGCACATTGGTGGCCGAGCCATCGGGTGTGCCGATCACGAGGCCGCGCGGCGACAGCCAGAACGCCTGCTGCGTGCCCTGCCCGTCCGGCGTCGGCACCTCGCCGCCGGAGCCCTGCAGGCCGCCATAGGGCAGCACCACGACGGGCGCGGTGTCGAGCAGCCCACCGGCGAGCCAGTAGGTGCGGTCGGCACAGACGAAGACGCCGGTTTCGCAGGGCTGCACCACGGTGATCGGCGCCGGGAACGGAATAAACCCCTTCGAGGGGGAAAACTGGCCGTAGTAGTACGGCTCGGAGATCAGCAGCGCGGTGCCGGCGGCCACCAGCAGCGAGCCCTTGTAGTGCCGCACGATCGAGCCCGGCGGCATGTCGGCCAGCAGCAGCGAGCGCAGCTCGGGCCCGGTGTTGGTCAGCGCCACGATGTCGCCACCGTCCGTGGCCGTGGCGTTGAAGACCTCGCCGTTGGGCCCGGTCATGTAGACCACGGTGTCGGCACCGAGGCCGGTGATGCGGATGCCGCTGTTCGCCGGCAGTGTCAGCGCCACGGGCGGCGTCGAGCCGGACTCGCCCAGCGGGCCCGACTCGGTGAAGGCGACCTGATAGCGCCCGGCCGGCAGCGCGCCGGCGATGGCGGACACCGTGGGCACGACGACAGGCCGCGGCGTGGCCAGGAGCAGTGCGGTGGTGCCGCGCAGCCGCCCGATGCGCTGGCCGTTCGACCAGACCACGTCGCCGTCGGGCATGCGCTGGTAGCTGATGGGCGCCATCTCGGGCAAGCCGGACAGCACGCTGGTGGGCGTCAGGCCGGATGGCGTGGGCGCCAGATGCAGCAGGTCATTGCCGATCGCGCAGTAGCCCTCGGTGTCATCGCCCCATACCGAGTGCGCGGAGGCGCCGGAGAGCGCGAGCGTGGTGCCGCGGCGGCGCTGCAGGTATCCGCGCCCGTTGAGGTCGATGTTCTCCCCAGCCGACAGGAACGTCGCCTTCGAGCGATCCGGCAGCGTGCGCCCGAGCTGCGTTGGCGGCAGCCGATTGTTCACGCCGGGGGCCAAGGAGCCGAGATTGATGGAGCGCATGGCCGGGAGTGTTCCCGGCGCTCCCACATGCGTCGAACCTTAGTGGGTGGTCCATCGCGCCCCGCGCAGGCGTGGGCTCACCACCAGGCGAAGTTGTGATGCGGTCGATCCGCGCGCTCGTCCCTGCGCAGATCAGCGTCTGGGCGAAGTCCGAAGTACTGCTCGAACGCAGCGAGCGCCGTGACTGCCTTCTGGGGGTTGTAGACCTCGCTGTCGGGCTTGCTGTAGGCGCGATGAAGCACCCAGTGCACGAGGAACCGGTGGTGCACGGCAGCGATCTCCGGCGTCGTGCTCTCGGGATCGCTGTCGGCCGTGATGGGTATCAGCGGGGTGCGGAACCCTTCCAGCTGGAGCGTGTAGGCCCGATCGACGATACCGGGCAGCACGATGCGGGTGGGGTCCTGGATGAAGAATCCCGGCTGCCTGCGCTGATCTCGCCACCGCGGGCACCGCTGGTCCAGCGCATCCCTCGCCGTGATGTAGAGGTCCTCGATGAACTCGCCGGTCGAGGCATCCAGCAGGCGTGCCTTCGTCACTTCGAACATGCGGGGATCGAGCGGGTAGGAGCTGACGCCCTCCAGCACGTTGATCCTCACGATCGCCACGGTGTAGTCGTCGAAGAGGAGGCGCTTGCGGACGGCCGCCTCCTCTTCGGCCTCGCCGAACCAGCGCGCCAGATCCTCGTCGGCCCACAGCAGATCGCCATGCGACCCGTTGCGGTCGTTCGGCTGATCGTCGGCATCGACGCGGAACGAACAGATGAGGTCGTCGAGCGTCATGGTCAGGCCTGGCCGATCGCCTCTTCGTGCAGGCGCTGCTTGAGCGCGTAGCCCATCAGCGGCCAGATCTTCTGCACCGCGTTCTCGCGCGCAATCTTGCGGCCGATTTCCGCGTCGAAGTTCTCCGGGCTGGCGCAGGCAGACTCACCGGTGACGGTGAAGCCGTTGCGCAGCACCAGCACGCAGAAGGTCAGCAGGCCCAGCGTGGCCGGCGGCGTGGAGTCCCCGACTACCACCAGTCCGGTGCGCAAGCTGGCCTCGCCCGCAACGCCCTCGGCGGCCGTGAAGTAGTGCTCGCTGGCGATGTTCGCGGCGATGTCGGCCGGCGTGATGCGCGGTGCGGTCTTTCCCTTGGCCAAGATCAATGCCTCGGTAGTTTGGTCGCTCATGAGATGGTCCTTGAAGTTGAGGGAATCAGCCGGCGCCGAAGCGATCGACCAGCAGGGTGAGGTGCGCGCGGGTGTCGGTCAGCGACATGCGCCCGTCGACCTTGACGCGGTAGCGCGTCATCGCCAGCTCCTTGAGCGCCGCCTTGTCCATGTTCTGGATCTGGTCGCGCAGATCTTGCGTCTGCTCGTCAGGCGTCTCGCCGGGCTTGGCCGGCTGGACGATCGCCTCCAGAGCTGCAGGCGATTCGAGCTGGGCCTCTTCGAACATGTCGCGGTGCTTAAGCAGCTGGCGGCTCAGCGCGGCCGTCACCGCCTTCACCTGGCCCTGTGCCCACACGCCGGAGCCGTACAGCGTCTCGTGGTGGGTGTCGCGGCGGCCGATGTACTTCACGCCCACGGCCGCGACCGTCAGGCCCGGCGGAAGCGGCTGATTCGCCGGAGGCGTTGGGGCTGCAGGAAGGGCTGCCAGTGCGTGCACGACGCCGCGGAACAGGTAGTCCTTGGCGCGCTGCTCGGGCGGCAGTTCCTCGTAGGGCCGCATGCAGGGATGCTCCTTCTTCTCCGGGTCCTTGACGTCACCGTAGACCCAGCCGTCGGCGAGCTTCTGCTCGTACCAGCTGAGGTGGCTCTCTTCAGGCGTTGCCTCGGGCTTGGCCAGGTGCATATCGACGCCAGCCAGCGCGCTCGCCCGCTGCCATTCCGGCGCGTCGGCCCAGGCCGGCTGGCTGGTGTCGCCCAGCGAAGCGCAGTAGGCGCGGTTCACCTCGTGAGCCACCTGCGCGATCTGTTCTCGGTTCATCGGATTTCTCTCCTGTAGATGAAAAAAGGGGCGGACCGGAGCCCGCCCCGAACGGGGGTCAAGGAGGAGTCGGTTACAGCGGGCCGCGGTCTTCGCCGTCGATGTAGAAGTCGGCGCGGCCGACCGAAGCGTGCGCCGCGACCTGGTTGGTCCAGATCAGATAGGCATCCTTCGGCAGCGTGACCGGCTTGTTCGCCAGCGTCATGCGCGTGCGGCCGGTGGCTGCAGCGTTGAGGTCGGCGAAGAAGTAGTCGGCGTCCTGCGGCACCGTGGCGTCGTCGACGCCGTCCACGTACTCGAAGCCGAGGTCACCGGTGATGGTGGCCGTGAAGGCATCCGAGATGATGGCCAGCGCGTCGTCCAGGCGGAAGCCCTGCGGCAGCAGCCCGAGACGAACCTTGTCGGTGGCGCCGATCGCGGCGGTGCTGTCGCTGTTGACGAGGGCGCCGGCGGCGTTCGTCTCCAGCACGAAGTGATGCGAGGTCTTGTTGCCGTACGGCGTGCCGCCGAACTGCTGCGACGAGAACTTGCGGGTGATGGTTGCCATGATGAGGCTCCTGATTCAGTTGATGGAGAGCGTCAGGAGGGCCAGCCTGGGCCGGCCCTGCCGATCACTGGCCGGCGATGGCGACCGCGGTGTCGATCGCGATCACGCCGTTGTCCGTCGGCTGGAAGCCGTCGCCGTAGTTCACGTCGAATCGGACCTTGCTCTTGCCGCCCACGGAGCCGATGAGCACTTCCAGCTTGTCGCCGTGGTCGAGTTCCTTCTCGCTCCAGAAGAACGGGTTGCCGGAGCGGCTGTTCTTGCCCCAGGCCTCGGCCAGCGCCTGGCCGCCGAGCAGGATGGCGCGGTCCACCGCGAAGTTGGTCCCGAAGCTCGCCGGCACCACGTCGGTCGCCGTTTCGGCCTCGTCGGTGAGGCTGGCGCACCAGCGCAGCACGTTGCCGGCGTAGAAGCGGATCGGCTTCGGCATCTTGACGAGCAAGATGTTGTTCCAGAGGCCGGCATCGCCGGTGAAGAGCGGGTTGCCCTTCGCCTGCTGTGCGCGCGCCATCGCAGATGCCTGCAGGACGCGGAAATTGCCCGACTTCACGAACGACGTGTACTGCTCGGCGGAAACCAGCAGCACGCGCAGCGGCGCATCGTCGGCCATGGCATCGCCCTCGAACTTCACGGGCGGCGGCGGCAGCGGGATCGAAGCGATCACCGTCGCAATCGAGTCGACGACGTCCATGTTCATGACGTCGGTCGTGGCGATCGCGATCTCGCCGGCGGATGCCGAGACGCGCTCGATGCCGGTACCGGTCGAGAGGTAGTGCCGGTTGCGGGTCGGGGCCTTCACCGGGTTCACCATGATCTCGGCGTAGTCGGCGTCGGTCTCCAGCGGCACCGCCCACTCGATGTTGTTGTGGAAGCCGCGCGCGCCGGCCATGTGTACCAGCGTGCGCTGATCTTCCAGGCGCAGCATGTAGCCCTGGCCAGCGGCGCGGGCGAGCTGGCGCAGCTGATGGGGCGTGCGCTGCTGCGTCATCGTGTCGCCGGCCGAGATCGGCTTGCGGGACTGGTTGATGCGCAGCTTGTCCTGTTGGAGGTCGAGGCGTTCGCCGCGCCCTTCGGCCATGCGGCCACCCATGATCGGCTTGCCGCCGATCGGGTTGACCAGGTCGAAGGTCACTTCGTCGCCGGCAACCTTCGTCAGGTCCATGCATCGCACGATGGGCATGTCCGTGCTGGACTGCACGCGCAGCTTGCTCTCGGCGTCAGCCTGGGTGGGCATCTGGCCGGTGAGGCGGTTCAGGTTGGTGAGACGCTGCATCGTGGCAGCGAATAGGCCAACCGACTGCGCCTTGAGCGCAAGTGGCGAGCCGTAGGGGATGTTGGTCGTAGACATTCAAGACTCCGAAATGGCGGGATGGGTCACACCAGCTTTCGCATCAGGGCTTCGATCTGCGCGGGCGTCTTGCCCTCGAACTTCGCCATGAGGTCAAGCGGGCTCATCTCGGCCATCGCTGCGGCTTCGTCGTGGTGGGCTTGCGAGCCGGCCGGAACATCCGACAGGCTGGCAGGCGTCTTCGGCTTCACTGCGGCGACGACCTCTTCGGCCTTCTTCTGCGGGTCCACTGCCGGTGCCGCCGCAGGAGCTGCGACGGGTGCGGGTGCGGGGGCAGGCGCCGGCGCGGGCGCTGTGGCGGCTCGAGCGGCCTTGTAGGTGTCCAGCATCTCGACCACCTGCGACGCGGTCCCCTTCTCCAGCACGGTCTGGTACGTCTGGCGCACCAGCGACGGCTGCGCGTTGAGCCATTGCTGGTACTCCGCGCTGTCGACGATGGAATCCGTGTCGGGGTGCTTCGTGTAGATGGTCCGGAAGTGCGCTTCGGCAGCCGTTTCGGCGGCTTGCCGCTTGACCGGCTCCAGCTCGGCCGTGACTTCGGACTTGAGCTTGCCCATCGCTTCCGCGACGAGCGCGTTCACGCCCTTTGCCACTGCCTCGTCGGAGTAGTCGCCGAACAGGCCATTCGACGGAGCCGGGGCTGACGCAGGCTGTGCCGCCGGTGCAGAGGCCGGAGCCGGTGCACCCGAGGCGAGCTTTGCGCGCAGTTCCTCGATCTCCGCTTTGGCCAGACGCGCTTCCTCCCGCGCATCCACCAGCTTCTGGTAGGGGATGGTGTGCTTTCCATCCTTGGCTAGGATCACCGAGTCGGCGCCCTCGGCAGCCGGAGCTGCTGCGGGTGCCGGTGCCGGTGCCGGTGCCGGCGTCGGTGCTGGTGCTGGTGCTGCTGCCGGTGCCTCCACCGGCGCGGGAGCCGGTTCGGCCGCGGCAGGCGCGGGGGCTGGTGCAGCCGGAGCAGCTGCAGGTGCGTCGGTCGGTGCTTCGGTGCCGGCGGCGGGCGCGCCGGATTCCTCTGCACCAGGTGCAGCGGTATCGCCCTCGAGGCCGCCCGTCAGAAGGCGCGCCATCGCTTCCTCGCTCACGTTGCCGTCGGCATCCGCGTGCTTTTCCAAAAACTGCTCGATGTTTGCCATGTTCTCCAGTTCCTTGCCACATCTCGCCGTGGCCGCCAAAGGTCTTGGGTGGTGCTTCGCCGGGATGGCGTTGCTGGAGCGTGATCGTGTCGAGGAAGGAACAGGCGGGCGAACCCTAGTGGGGGGTGGGTTCGCCTACGATTGCGTGCGACAACCGCCTGGAGGGCCCATGAACTTCTCACCCGCAACCACAGCAGCCTTGGCAACCTTGTTCGCAGCTGGGCTGGCAGCTACCGTCTCGCTTGTGGTGTCGGTACTCTCGAAAGAGCAGAAGACGTCTGAATTTCGCCAGCAGTGGATCGATGCCCTTCGGAATGACGTCGCGGAATGGCTGGCGGAAGTCGCCATCGTCTACGCGACGTTTGACAACTTGACTTCCTCCGGGCGCAAGCCGACCCTCGCTGAGACAGAGCAGCGGTATGAGAACTTCCTGCGGCTGCGCATGCTCCGCCTTCGGATAGACCTCCGGCTGAATCCAACGGAGCATGCAGAAATGACCCAAGCGATGAATCAGGTGCGCGACAGCATGAAGGCAAGCTCTGCCGAGAGGATCGTCGCGGCCGACGCCGTCCTCGCGGCGACACAGAAGGTGCTTAGGGCCGAGTGGCGCCGTGTGAAGCGCGGTGAACGCGCTTTCGTCCTGACGAAAATCATCGCCGGAGCAATGGTTTCCGCCGCCATCGTTGTGGCAACTGTGGTGGCTATCAGATCTCTTTAGCCGACGGGCACATTGTCGGTCGTGCGCTGGGTTTCGATCCCGCGGCCGCTGCCATCCATCGGAGAGCCCGGCCCAGGCACAACGGGCGGCAACGCAGGACTGGTGTTCTCCCTGCTGCCTGGCGTGCCCGTGACGTCGTTGACAGCAGCGGGCGGCGGCAGCGCGCCGGGCCCGGGCAGCTGCGGATCGACGCCACCAGCACTTGGCGGCCGGTACCCGGCAGCCTCGGCGACCGCGTCCGCCACCGGCGCCACAGCCGGATTCATGACGATGGTCGCACCGGTCTGGTTGGCCGAGTAGAGGCCCTCGACGTAGGTCTTGAAAGAGTCGGCCAGGATCTTTCCGATCTCGGCGTCCAACTTCTCCTTCGGGTACCGCATCGACAGCTCCTGCAGCTTCAGGTCGCGGGCGTCGGCCATGCGGGCCTGATTCACCGCCTCGTCGATGCGCTGCTGGATCTGGTCCGGCGTCATCTGCTTGGCGGCCTCGCGCACGGCCTTGATGATGTCCTCGCGGTTCGGCAGGTCCATGAGCGCGATCAGGTACGGCATCGCGACCTGCTGGAACTGCGGCGGCATCGCCTTGAAGGCTTCCGACATCGCTGACAGCTGCTGGCTGCGGTAGCTCGGCGTGCTGGGCACATCGTTGAGGGCAACCTTCAACTTGGTGCGCTCGACATCGTTGTCGAGGTACGAGAAGCCGTCGGCGTCCTGCGTGGGCACATTGAGGCGCACATCGAACTCCGGCTTCAGCGGATCCCCCTTGACGCGCACCGTGGTTTCGCGGCCGATCATGTCTTCGACGATCAGCGACAGCAGCAGGTCGCCGACTTCGGCGCGGCTGGTGGCGAAGTTGTCATTGATCTCGGCCAGGGCCTGCGTGCTCTGCTCGAGCTGCGTGGCCTCCTGCAGACCCGAGTTAGCACCGCTTTGCGCGCCCTGCAGGCTGGGCGAGATCCCGCTGACGCGCTGGATGCCGGCGCGCGAGTCCTGCAACATCTGGTACTGCTGCTGGTTCAGTTGGAAGTCGCGCTCCACCTTGAAGGTGGCGCCCGGCTTGGCCATGTGCTCCTGGTTCAGGATGATGTCGGCGTCGACGCGCCCGATCTCACGGCGGAACTGCTCGTCGGTGCCCTTCACGGCGTCCTTGGTGCGGGTCGTGCGCACCGCGGCAAGGCCCCATCGCAGCTTGCTGTTCGTCGCGTTGACGTTGTCCTGCATGTACATCATGCCGCGCACCAGACCATACGGCACGCCGGTGCGGTCTTCCTTCTTCCCCCAGAACGGCACGTAGGGGAACTTCTGGTGCCGGTACCGCGAAGGCTCGTCCGACAGCCGGTGCGGGCCCATCCACATCGCCATACGCATCTTCGGCACGACGGCCCACTCCGGCACCGTGGCGCCGATGGCCACGAACTGCACGTGCATCGGGTTTTGGCGGTCGTACTCGACGACGCGCCCGTCCGGCAGCTTCAGCACCAGCATGCGGTTCCAGCGCCGATACCAGACCTCGAAGAGGCAGACCCGCTTGCCCGTCATGTCGCGCCACTGCTGCTCCTCCACACTCCACCCGCGCTGATCGTCCCATGCGCTGAGCAGGTTGGTGGACGTGCCGCCCTCGGTGGTGCCCAGGCCCTCGTAGATCGGCCAGCCGCTGACCACCTGCCCGATGAGTTCCTTCTGACCAGGGAACATCAGCTTCGCCTGCGCCGTCGGCGTCCAGCGGCGGCGGATCAGGTAGCGGGCATCGCTGAGATCGTCCTCGGTGGCCAGCATGTCCCACCAGATCTCGTTGCGGTGGATCGCCTTGCAGCGGTACGGGAACTTGAAGGGATCGGGGTTACGGCTGACCTCGACCCAGCCGATGCCCGCGGCGACCTGCGTCTTGAAAGCATCGGAGCATGCCTTGTCGGCCTTGCTGTGGCGCTCTGCCTGGTTCAGCTTGTAGTTGAGCGCTGTCGCGACCTGGTCGCCGCTGTCGCCCTCTCCTTCACCGTCGGGCAGCACACGCCAATCCGCGCGCGTCTTCGCCTCCAGGCCGAGCACCGCATCGATGGCCGGGCCGATGAGAGGCTCGATGGCCGGCGGCATTCCGATCTGCTGCTGGCGCTGCAGGATCTCGGAGCTGAGCTGGTTCCCGTCGTAGTATTCCATTTCCCGGTCGGCCTTGGCGCGCCAGGCCGGCTGTTCCTCGACCTCGTGGAAGAAGTCTGTGAACTCCGAGAGCGTGAGCGCACCGGTGTTGAGATCGGTGTCGGGCGTGCTCGGGCTGGGGCCGTTGAGTGCGGTGGTCGGTTCAGTCATGGTGGCTCTCAATAGCGCCAGTCCGGCGCCTCACGTGGCGAGGTCTCCTGCAGGGCGACGACCTCGGGGATGTCAGAAAGGAAGGTTTGGGCGACGCTGTCTCCCTTGTCGGGAGAACGGCCGAGCTCTTCTCGGATCTCGTCCTTGTCGCGGATCAGGACTGCGGCGAAGCGGCCGAGTTGCACGACCTTGTAGCGAATGGCGCAGAGATCCGCGAGCAGCTCGTCGTCGGGCGGCAGAGCGACCGGATCCTCAGCGGTCGGGTCGAGCGCCTCGCGCAGCAGCCAGTACATCTCGGCGCGCTTGTTGCGAAAGCGCAGATTGCCGGTCTTGTCCATGGCGTCGCTCTTCTCCGAGCCGACTACAGGCACGCAGAGCACATTGATGCCCTTCAGGAAGTCGAGCACTGAGACGCCGACACCGATGGCGTCGATCGCGACCGGCGCACCGTTGCGGATCAGCGGGATCACGAAAGCAGCGCCGGTGGGCCCGTCCTTGGTGACGACCCCGGGCACCGTCACCAGCTCGTCGAACCAGCTGCCGTGACGGCGCGCCGCCGAGGACTTGTCGATGCCGCCGCGGGCGACGTCGTAGCCCACGACCGTCATCGGCCCCTTGTTGTCTTTCGGCTTCCAACGCGCCTGCGCCGCCTTGATCCACTCCGTGGGGATCAGCTGCCAGACCGGATCGGTGCGCCCGGCCATGAAGTCGCCGCGCAGCATCTGCGAGCGCAGCGGCTCCGGTAGCGCCTGCAGCGTGGCCTTGTAGCCTGTCAGGCTGAGGTAGAGGTTGTCGTCGACGCTGGAAGGGATGAAGGTCCGGCTCTTCGGCTTCATCAGCTCCTTGCCGACCATCACGGGCTCGGGCCCGGGGACCTCCTGGTCCTTGCCGTTGGTGTCCGTCACGAACCACCGCAACTCGCCCGACTTCGCGGGATTCGGGTGCTTCGGGTCGAGCCACGGCGCCCAGAACCGGATGACCCATTCGCCCTCGGAGCTGGTCGGCGGGTTGCCGGCGCAGATCACGCGCTGGCGCACCTTCGGGTTGTCGGTGCGCATCCAGCCGATGAGCGTGCGGAACTGCAGCTCCAGGAAGTGGGTGATCTCGTCGAAGAGCTTGGCGTCATGCGGCCGGCCCTGATACTTCATCCAGTCGTCGGCCTCGCGCACGCTGCCGAGCTCGAGCACGCGCTTGCCAGGCAGGCGCCAGACGCCGTCCTGGCTGTTGTAGCCCTTTCGGGTGCCGAGGATCTTGCCCATGCGCTCCTCGATGCCGACGAGCTGAACGGCCTCGCGCCGGAAGATGATGCTGTGTTCCTGCTCGGTGAGCGCTGCGCCGAGCAGCAGATCGGTCTTGCCGCCGCCCGCGGAGCCGCCATAGAACAGGATGTCGGCCTCGGACTGCAGCGCCGCCATCTGCGGCCCGACTTGCGGCATCCACAGCGGCAATCCCTCGGTGAGCAGCAGATCGAGCTCGGCGCGCTCGCCGTCCGAAAGGAACGGCATCAGCTTCACCAACTCCGGGACGTCGATGTCATGCGCCATCGGCCGCCCTCTTCCGCGCGATCTCGAACAGCGCAGCCAGCCGGCTGGCACGCTCCGCGTCGGTCAGCTTGCTGACGATGCCGCCCTCGTCCGGCGCGATCTTGTCGATGCCGTAGGCCTCGCGCTCGCCCTTGCGCAACTTCTCATCGATCTCGGTCAGCTGCTTCAGCAGTCCGACGCGGGCGGCGAGCGCCATCTGCGTCGGGGCCTCCTGGGATTCGGATGCGGCCTGGTCAGCCGTCGCTTTCCCTACGGGCTTCGCCGCGCTCTCCAGCTCGACCAGTTGGGCGTCTCGCAGCGCAGACAGCCTCGTCAGGCCGGCGCGGTGCGCGATCTGCACGCGATAGATGGCGTTCGCGTTGGCGTCGATGACGTCCTTGTCGGGGATTCGGTTCGCATTGCGCACCTCAGTGCGAACCGCCTCATTGCGTACCAGTTCGTCGGCCTTGGCCTGAATGGCTGCGGAGAGGTCCCGAGACCAGTTCTCGCGGTTGGCGCGCTTGCGGATCGCTGCTTCGGAGAGACCATGCTCCCGGGCGATCTGGCGCACGCTTTTCACGCCGGCGCGGTAGTCGGCCTCGATGGTTGGCCAGTGGGCTGTCGGCTTGTCGGAATCTGGTTCGCGCGCGTCTGTCATGGACCGGGATGATTCCGGGTGCGCACGGCTCGTGCGAACCCTACCGGGGGGACAACGCAACTGCATTTACCCGACCATGCTGGGCAGAGCCGAAGTGGCAAACTTGAGAAAACTATCGAGGAGGGCCAATGGCCACGTTTTCCCAGCGAGTCGGTCTAAAACCCTTAGAGAAAGCCATTCAACTGCAGGCTATAGACCAAGACCTGCGAAATGCGCTTTGGAACGTCATGGACATCTACGCTTGGTCGGCGTACCGCCCGTATGACGGGTACCAATATGAGGACGCCACCGACAGGGTTGAGCGACTGGTGGTCGGGATCTTCCTAAGGCTATACAAGATGGCGCACGACGCCATGCCCAAACTCAAAGATGCGAAATACGGAGAGCAGAAGGCCTTCCCGTGGTTGCGCCAAGTGGTGATGAATGGCGAGTGGCACGAGGTCTACGACCTAGTCGACTTCATTGCCCGTGAGGCACACCCATCACTACAAAAAACACTCGTCCCGGCTTTCAACTCGGCTCTGACTCGAGAAAACGCAGCCTACCGGTTCGTCAGCGGTGAGTTGGTGGAAATCACCGAACGTTCCGAGATTGAAGCGATTGAGTCAGCCATCAGCAAGGGCTCACGAGACTCGAAGGCTCACCTGGAACGCGCACTACAACTGCTGGCCGATAGAAAAGCGCCGGACTATAGGAACTCAATCAAAGAGTCGATTTCGGCGGTGGAGAGTGTCTGCAAAGCGATCGCGGGAAATCCGGCAGCAACGCTGGGAGATGCCATGAAACAGCTCAAGAAGACCCGCACTGTGCATCCCCTGCTGGAGCAGGCGTTGATCAAACTCTATGGATACACGAACGATGCTGGCGGCATTCGACACGCCCTGACCGAAGCCTCTGTCGACGTGACCAGCGAAGACGCCAGGTTCATGCTTGTGGTCTGCTCGAGTTTCTGTAGCTATCTTTGGGCTCTTTCGGCCACGTCGTCCTAAGAATTCTGGGCACAAGCCGAATGTGCCGGTTGCCTCCGGCGCTGCTCTCGCGGCAGCGGCTTCAGCCCATAGGGCGAATCAGGTCGACGGGCACATACGCCAGCCCGGCATCATGCGGGGGCGTTCCCGCTTGGCCAAGCGCAGGGCGTAGGCACAGAACTGCAGCAGTTCGACCGGTCGCGCCACCAGCTGCAGTGCCGGCTGTTCGAACGCGGCCGGCACGCTGGCCACGAAGTCGCAGGTGAAGCGGTAGACCGCAGTGCAGACCGTGGTGACGCGATCGACCACGGCGGCGGCACCGCTGGCCATTACCGCCAGCGCGGCGACAGCGAGATGGAGGAAGCGGGATCGGGAGAAGTGCATGGGAGTCCTCGAAGGTTGATGCCGCGGCTACCGGCGGGAGCCCCTTGCCATGACGGGGACGGCCGCATCTTCTGACCGCCCCGCTGGACGGGCCAACCCTACTGGGGTGCGCCAGCGCCTCTGCTACAGGATGCGAGCTTTCATCATCGACTCGGCCTTGACGTAGCGGATGCGGGCCTCGGCATCGCACCACCACTGCATGGCTGCGGTGGGGCCGGCCTCCCAGTCCGGCGGGTCCTCGAACATCACGGCCTTGGCGCTGGCCGTGGAGATATTGCCGTTGGCGTCACGACCGATGGCGGCCGTGGTGGCGAAGTGGTCGCGCAGCGCGGCGTCGCGCGTGGCGGCATCGATGTGACTGCCGATCCACTGCAGAGCCTGGTCTTGCGTGCACTCGCCCTTGGCAAGCATGGCGAGGATTTCTTCGATGCTGGGAATCATGATGCTTGACTTCTCGGTTGATGGGCTCTCGCCCGGGGTTGTGGCCTCTCGGCCGATTACAAGAACTGGATCTCGGCCTGCTTCGGCAGGCGCTGCAGGCGGCGAATGACTTCGTCCTGCTGGTCGACGCGGTGCTGGGCCAGGGCGAGCTGGCGCCTGAGATCCGCGATGGCGTCGGTGAGCTCTCGCGCACCCTGCAGGCTGGTCATCTCCTCCGAACTGCCGCGGAACAGGCTGCCAATGCGGCGGCAGTCGGCGGGGTTCAGGTCGAGGCAGGCGTCGCCGACCTCCAGCTTGGCCATGCCGCTGGGCAGTACGGTCAGCGAGATCGCTTGGGCCGCCGGCAGCTCCTCGACGGGCTCGAAGACGCCGGGCGAGACCCTGCGCAGACGACCGTCCTCCAGCATCCGCTTCACGTGGTCGTCGACCACGCTGTAGCTCTGGCCCGTCATCTCCTTGACGACGGAGCGCGTGGCGATGCGGCCGGCGTTGTGCAGGTCCTGGATGGTCTGGAACACCAGCTCGCCGACACCACGGCGCACGGGCTGAGACGGCTTCTGGATCATTGAACTCCTGATTGCTGAGGAACGGCGCGGCTGCGCACGCTGCGCTCCCGGTCGATCGCTTTCTGGACGGCGCGCTGGTAGGTAGACAGGTCCACGCTGGTGCGCTGCAGGTCGTGGTACTCGTAGAGGTCGCGCACGGCCTGCAGGTCGGGGCCCGTGGCACCGAGTCGCCCTGTCGCCGCATGCCGCTGCGCGGCCGACTGAAGGAAGCGTTCGACCAGTTCGATGGTCGGCAGGACCTCGGGCCCGACACCGAACTCGACGAGCACGCGGGCGGGCTGCACCACGGCCTGGATCGTCGACCAGTGGTCCCACGTCGCGCGGCCGAACTGAAATGCATCGAGAGCAGCGTTTTCGAGCTTGCGCAGGAGCGCGAGCCGCTGATCGTCGATGGTGCAGGCGCCGGCGATCGCGACCTGGGTGGCCAGCGGGTCTATTCCCCAGTGCTTGCGGCGGCAGCGCTTGCGCATGCTGTGCTCCTCGTGAAACGGAAGCCGACCTGCCCTTCCAGGCGCTCCAGCCGGCCGGCGCGCACCAGCGCCTGAACGTGGTCGTTCGCCGCGTTCGGGCTGGCATAGCCGAAGTGGCGCGCAATCGTCGGCATGGTGGGCATGTTGTCGTTCGCGGCCTCGTACTCGACCATGAAGGCGAGGATCTCCTCCTGCTTGGCGGTGAGCTTTGTCGTCATGCCGGCATCCTTTCGCGAATGAGTTCGGGCTGGATCACGGGCAGCGGCACCGGCTTGCGCAGCACCATCTCGTCGACGGCGTCGTCGCCGGGATCGCGGATAGGCCGCAGGTAGGCGTCGCCGATGACCATCGGCAGCCTGTCGTCGTGGCCGTCCACCAGCCAGCAGTCCTGGCCGCGGTCGTGGCTGATGCAGCCGTTCTTGGCGCGCACGGCGCCGCCGCGATGCGCTTCGATGACGGTGACCGGGAGCCCTCGCATGGAGCGGTCTCGATACGGCGCCACGATGTGGGCCAGATCTCCGGGGCGGCAGTTCATGGCAAATCTCCTGTTTCGGGTTCGGCCCAGCGCGGCAGGTTCGCCGGCCACAGGCCCAAGGCTTCAATCTGGCGGCGGGTATCGGCGCCCCAGGCGGGTTCGATGAGGCGTCGAGCAGCCTTGGTCATCAGCGCGTGCTGGTCGAACCGCAGGTGACAGCCCCGAACACCAGGCCGGTCGCAACACAGCGGAAAGCAGAGCCGGTCGTCGGTCTTCGTGCCGGCGCCCTTGTCGGTGTTGGGGTGGGCGGCCTGGCTGTAGCCGTCGATTCCGCAGACCTTGCAGGGCAGCAGCGCGACGAGCCGACGGTACTTCTCGCTCTCGACGGGCACGACCTTCGGCACTGGCGCCGCTGGCGCTGGTGCCGCGTAGGTGCCGCGCCGGATCGCTGCCGTGAGCGTGCGGGCGCCGAGCGCAACCCGAGATGGGCGCGCTGGAGGCAGCCGGCGCTTGAAGCCCTTGCCGCGTGGCATCGGAGCGCGTCTCACGGCTGGCCTCCGTCGTCATCCCGGCGGGCCAGCACCGACTCCAGCATCTCGGCGCGCTTCGCTGGCGACAGGTGCGGCCAAAGCCGGCGCTGCGCGAACGGGGTCCGCAGGAAGGCCAGCATCGCGGCGTGGACCTCGCGCATCTCGTCGTCGCTGCACTGGTCGTAGGAGGTGCTGCGCGGCACGAAGCGCAGCGCGCCACGGGGCCCGACCTGGTAGTCGCCCCACGCGGCGCCGACCTTGAGCCAGTCCCGGAAGGGCTCGAGCTGCGCCCAGCGCTCCTGGCTCTCGAAGAGGCGCTGTTCCATGCCCATGTGCATGCGGTGGTAGGGCCCGGAGCGCTCGACCACGTTGTCGAACTGGAAGACCTGGCCGACCTCGGCCTTCATGATCCGCGACCAGAACCGCCGCCAGCGGGTGTTGTGCTGCTCGTTGAGACCCCGGATGCCGTCGAAGATGAACCGGCGCACGATCGAGAGTTCGTGCTCGGACCAGCCGGCCAGCGGGTGGGCCTTCATGATGAGGATCGAGGATGGTTTCGTCATGCCGTCACTTTCGAGACGCGGAAGAGGACGCCGCCGAGCGGGATGCGGTCGCCGATGCGCACGAGCAGGGGCGATGCGCGATCGCCGGAGACCTGCAGGACGACGGTGCGCCAGCGGCCGCGGCCGGTAGGAACGAGGTGCAAAGTCATCGCGCCGGCACCTCCATGGGGATCGCGGCCTGGCACGGCAGCGCGGCGGCGCTCTCCTCCCGAACCTTTGCCAGGACCTGCGCGTAGACGTCGGGGTGCTGGCGGTCGAAGTCGAGCCCGGGCCCGCGCGTGAACTGCCCGGGCTGAGCGGAGGGAACGAGCCAGCCGCCGGGCCCAGTCCAGCGCCGGGGATCGATCCGCTGGGCCTTGAAGTCCGCGCGCGTTACGAAGCCGCGCAGCTCCAGCGTGGCCACGATGCGCAGCGCCGCGATCTTCCACTTCGTGAGCTGCACCGGGGCGCTGGCGCCGGCGACGACATCGGGCACGAACTCCGGCACCTCGCAGCGCTGGCGCGGCGACCAGTAGTGCCAGCCCCCGTTCCAGTGCTCCATGCCAAGCTCAGGGGTGAACGAAGTCCGAATGGCGCCGCGCAGGGGACGGATCACCATCAGGCCGAGCGCGGCACAGATTCCGTCGTATGTGGAATCCGAGTCCGGCACCAGCACCGCGCGATAGTCAGGCCCACGGTCGTGCCAGCACTCCCACGCTTCGGGGATGCATTGCGCCAGCACCTTCAGGTTCGCCTTCAGCTTGGCCTGCACGCCGATTTGCGTGCCGTCCTCGGCCACCAGCAGGATGTCCCAGCCTGCGGTCTCCGCGTAGGCAGTCCAGCGCGGGCCGCGCGCGCAAGCCGACTCAGCTGCGACCCAGCGGATGAAGTCGGCGCAGAGATCCGACTCGAGCGCGTAGAGCGGAGTCTTTTTCATCGAGCTGCCCTCCGGCGCCGGGACGCCCATTGCCAGCTCCAGATCCGCGCGTCGGGCTCGATGTGCTCGGGGCCAGGCAGCACGATGCAGTGCAGCGTGCGGGTCCCTCCGACGCGCAGGACCTGGTAGAGCCTGCCGGTGGCCATGCAGAGCACATCGCTCGGGCTTGGCACGTCGCCGAAGGCAACGCGCAGCTTCACAGGATCCCAAGCCTGCTTCATGCCGGGATGCCCTCGTTCGGCGCCGCGGCGTTGAGGTAGATCACCCGCATCTCCAGCCGCTGGGCGATGTGGTGCTCCAGCGATGCGCCCCTGCTCCACTCCCAGCCGGGCAGCATCAGGATGGCGTCGCAATCGACGAGCTGCTTGATGTCGGCGCGCATGCAGGGCAGCCAGCCAGCGGTCGGGTCGGCGTTGATCTCGGCCGGGTTCACCACCTCCAGGCCCTCGGCGCGAAGGCGCGCTGCCTCGCGGTGGAACAGCGGGAAGTTCAAGTCCGGCTTTCCGGTCATGGGCCCGGCGATGTAGATGCGCTTCATGCCGTGGCTCCCAGCAAGTCGCCCTGCTCCTGGGCCGGCGGGGCCGGATCGAGCAGTTCGACACGCACTGCGACGCCCGGCACCATGCTGTAGCGCTTCGAAACCGCGAGTTCGACGGCCTGCACGTCATCCTTCCAGACGACACCGTTCATCGCGTCGAAGATCGCCTTGATGACGTTGTCGGCGTCAGGCTTGGTGGTCGGCCGAATCTCGCCCGCGGCAGCCGCGCGTTGCTTCTTCTGCGACCAGCTCGCGGGGATCTGGCAATCGATGCGCAGCTTCACCTCGCAGGCGCCTTCCAGCAGCGCCGCGCCGGCCATCGCCTGCTGCGCGGCCAGCGCCACGAGGCCTTCGTAGTTCACTGTCTTCTCGGGGGTGAACATGCGGGCGTGCGCACCCACCTTGCCGATGCGAGGACGCCCCTTGCCAACAGGCTGGCCGGGAACATGGAAATGCAGAATCACAGTTCGGTCCCTTTCGTGCGCACGAGCGAAGTCGGACGGTCTCCCATCCAGTTGCAGAATTTCACGGTGTCTCCTGTGTATTGCGCGTCGACGATGCCGGTCTGACCGTCACGCTGTTTGCCGACGATGATTTCGGCGTAGTGCTTCCACTCCGGGCCCAGGTCGGGCTTCGCGTGCGCGGGCCGATGGACGAAAGCAATGATGTCGGCGTCCTGCTCGATGTCGCCGCACTCCCTCAGGTCGGCCATGATCGGCCGCATGTTGGGACGCTTCTCGACCTCGCGGTTGAGCTGCGCCAGCAGCAGGACGGTGCAGTCCAACTCCTTCGCTAGCGCCTTGATGCCGCGGCTGACCTCCCCGAGCTGCGTGGCCCGGTTGGCCTTGCGGTCGGTGCCCTCCATGAGCCCGATGTAGTCCACCACCAGTAGGCGCAGACCGTGGCGGCGCTTCAGCGAGCGGGCCTTCGAGCGGAGCTGGTTGATGTTCAGCGCGGTCTGGTCGTCGATGAACATCGGCAGCTGGCGCAGATGCTCGACGGTGCGCGTCATCTCGCCCCAGTCGTAGTCGGTCAGCCGCTCCGGGCGCTTCAGCTTGTGCAGGGGGATGCCGGAACGCATCGACACCACGCGGGTGGTCAGCTGCGCTTTCGGCATTTCCATCGACAGCACACCCACCGGCTGGCATATGCCGCAGATGTGGTCCGCGATCGACATCGCCAGCGCGGTCTTGCCCATGCCGGGCCGGCCAGCGATCACCACGACCTCGCCCTTGCGGACGCCACCGTCGAGGCGGTCGTCGAGATCCTTGATCCCGGTGGAGAGGAAGTCCTCTTCGCCATCGGCGCGGCGCTGGATGCCGTCGAGGAACTCCACCATGCCGGTGTCCATGCCCTGCCAGGCATCGCTCTTGTTGACCTCGAACAGCGGCGTCAGCAGCGCGGTGGCCTGGTCCAGCGTCTCCTCGAACCCGACGCTGCGCTGGCAGGCCAAGGCATGGATCTCGGTGCTGACGCCCATCAGCTTGCGGCGCAGCGAGAAATCGCGCACCGTCAGCGCGTACTGCCGGGCGCTGGACGCGCTGGGCACGTACTGCGCCAGCGCGTTCAGGTATGGCAGGCCGACGACATCGTCCTTGCGGATGCGCTGCAGCTGGTCGAAGACGGTGAAGACGTCAACCGGCTTGGAGGCGTTGAGCAGGCTGCTGATGGCCTGGAAGACCAGCCGGTGCTCCTGCCGGAAGAAGTCGGCTTCCTCCACCAGGTCTCCGACGCGGTCCCACATTCCGTTGTCGAGCAGCAGCGCGCCGAGCAGCGTGGACTCCGATTCCGGGCTCCACAGCACGGCCGGCGACAGTAGGGTGTCATCGACGCGGTCGTTCATGGCTGATCCGCCGTTTCTTCGATGACCTTCTTCATGCCGCGGCTCGAAAGCAGGTACTCGATGCTGCAGCGCCAGTTCTGGTGGTCAGGCGAGCGCGGTCCCCGGCCCATGATGAAGTCGTTGTTGCGGGCACGGCCGAAGTACTCGCGCGCCCAGTCCAGCACCTCGGCGTCGTTGGTCGCCCGTGGCGTTCCGTCCTGCCGCTTCGAGGTCAGCACCCATTCGCGGAAGTCGCGCAGCGCCTGGTCGCGGGCCTTGTCCATGACCCGGACACCCGGCAGTTCGGGCAGCACCTCGTGGTAGAGGTCGACCAGCCCGGTCATCCACGTCGGCAGGTTGTCTGCCGACATAGGAGCTTTAGCTCCTTTTCTTTTCTTCTCTACTCTTCTCTTCTCTGTGGTGACGGCGTCACGTGACGCGTCACGATTTCCGTCACGCTGCGTGACGTCACGCTTTGTGGCGCCGTTTTCGCCTTCTTCAGCACTCTTTTTCTTCTGCCGCTCCCGATACTCACGCGAGCGATCGGCCCCGGTTTTGGCGCCGGTCGAGCGCTCCTTGCCGACGGTGTTGTGCTCATTGAAATTGGCGAACCTGAGGCCTTCTCCATTGGGAAGAAGTTCAATCCAGCCGACGGCTTGCATCGCTCGTCCGAGGCCGGGCACGCCCGACATCGAATCGATCTCGAACAGCCCTGCGCCCTCCAAAAAGCCATCCTCGCCGGCGCAGTCGTTGGCTTGAGACCAAAGCGGAACTGACGCACCAACAACGATCCGCGTGACGATTCCAACGTCAATGGCGTGACGTAGAGCGTGACGGTCCGTGACGTTCGGCGTGACGGAAAGAACGCCGTTTTCGTCACGCTCCGTCACGCTCTGTGACGCGTGACGCGATGGTCCGTTACGCAGGGTGATGCCGAACCATTCCTGAAACTCGGCATCCTCCAGCAGCGCGCGCGCCGTCCTGATGACCTTCGGATTTGTCAGCAGGCTGGCCCGCATCTTGATCCAGCTCTCAGCCACCAACGACCTCCCTGGCCTCGCCCTGGATGCGCGCGGCGGCGCCGGCGGCGGCGAAGTAGCTGTCGCCCTCATCCTCGGCCTGCAGGATCGCGGCTTCGCGTGCGGCGATCAGCGCCTCCATCTCGCGCCGGTGGCGGTGCGCGCCGGGCAGGTCTCCCAGCGCCATGCAGATCTCGATGCCGAGACCTTCGGCCTGGATGAGGTGGGCACGCTGGCGATGCACCAGCTCCTGTAGCCTGGTCATGCTGTGAGCTCCTCCAGGTCGAAGAGGCTGGGTGTGCTCATCTCTCGAGCCATGGCCTCGCAGAACATGACGCCATCAGCGAAGTAGCTGGGGCTGAGCTCGCAGCCGCGGCCGCGCCGGCCGGCCTTGATGGCTCGGTAGGGCACCGTCATCAGGCCGCCGAAGGGGTCGTAGACCTCGTCGCCAGGGTTCGAGTACTGCGCGATCGCGCGGTCGGCGATGTCGAACTGCATCGGGCAGAGGTGCATCTCGCGGCCGGCGGCGGACTGCGCGTTGTTGAGGGTCTGCATCCGCGTTACGTCGGTCCAGACCTCGTCGTGCCAGGACTGCGGCTGCAGGAGCATGAACGAGGGCGGCAGCATGCCCTTCGCGGCCAGGGCCTCGCCCAGCGCGACGTCGTGCTCGAAGTCGAAGACCTCACTCAGCGAGTGCGCCTTGAAGAGCTTGAAGATCTGGTCCGCGGGCAGGCCGACAAGGTCCTCGGGCTGCAGCAGCCGATTGCCGCTGGAGCGCGTGAAGCCGTGGGCATCGAGCTGCCACCGGGCCCGGGAGTACTTGGCCTTGTCCTTGACCACCGGGACATCCGCGTAGCCGCGGCTGGCGTCGGTCGGCGCCTTGCGGAACAGCAGCAGGTACTCGTTCATGCCGAAGCCCATGCGGGAGCCGTCCTTGCATTGCTCCGTCCAGCCCAGGCGGTAGGTCTGCGAGTTCTCGCGCACCACATCGGTGACGATGGTCTTGCGGCCAATGAAGTGGAAGCCGTGCTTGCGGAAGCACGCCACGGTGTCGAGGTCGAAGGGGTACTCGGTCTGGAAGCCGACGCCGGGCACCATGCCGCTGGGCACGATCCGGTTCTTCACGTGGATGGCGGCCACCCGACCGGGCTGCAGCACCCGCAGCAGCTCCGGCACCAGGAAGTCCATCTGCTGGAAGAAGTGCTCGTTGTTGTCGGTGTGGCCGAAATCGGCGTAGTTCGGCGAGTACTCGTACTGCGTACTGAACGGGATCGAGGTCAGGATTAGGCCCACGCTGTCGCTGGCCATGCGCCGGGTCTCCTGCACGCAGTCCTCGTTCACGACGGTATAGCCGGGCCCAGTGACTTCCACGCGGGGGACACCCATGGCGCGCGCCAGGGTCTGGGCCATCGCGATTCGCGACAGGCCGTAGGTGCGGATGATTTCGCTCATCTTTTGCCTCAGTTCGATGTCTTGTTGCCACTTCCGCTCGAGGTTGCGGCGCACCTCCCGCTCGGCTTCCGTGTAGATCAGGTCGACGCGCACCGTGTGCTCCTGCAGGAAGCGCTGCACGCGGTGGATCGCCTGGATGAAGTCCTTGAACTTGTGGCCGATGCCCAGGAACACCTCCCAGTGGCAGTGCCGCTGGAAGTTGCAGCCCGAGCCCAGCATCACCGGCTTGCCGGCGAGTTCCTGGATGCGGCCGTCGGCGAAGGCGATGACCGAGGCCTCGCGCTCGTCAAGGTCCTGGGAGCCGTAGACGGTCACCACCTCGGGCATGGCGCGCTCGATCGCGTGCCGCTCGGCCTCCAGGTCGTGCCAGATCACGCGGTGTGCGGTGGGGTCCTCGGCGCGGATTTCCTGCAGCTTGGCCAAACGCTGCGGCAGGCTGTCGCGCTTCTCGCGGGCAGCATCGACGACGCCGATGGCCTGGTGCTTGAACATCAGGCTCTGGCCGCGGGAGTCGGCGCCGGCCTCGGTGTGATCGCTCGGGATCTCGTGCCAGCGGACATCCAGGTCCGGCAGGACGTAGCCCTCGTCCGAGAAGCTGGGATCAAGGTCCGACGGCAGCTGCACGAACAGGGCCCAGCTCGCCATCCAGAGCCAGAACTCGCGCTCCTTGTGCGGGTGGATGGTGAGCTGGTCTGCCTTCTCGCTGTTGCGCTTGAAGAAGCGCGTCTTTGCCTGGCCGACGTCCATCACGCCGAGGTAGGCACAGTAGGCCAGCAGCTCGACGTACTCGTTCGGGCTTGGCGTCGCCGTGGCCACGAAGCGATACGGGACACCGCGGCTGCGGACGCGCACCTTCATGCTGCGACGGTCGTCACCGGCGAAGAGCGCCATGAACTCCCGGAAGGTCTTGCTGCCGCCGAAGCCGCGCAGGCAGTCGGCCTCGTCAAGGCTGACCACGGTGAAGGCCTCGGGGTCGAGCTTTCCATCACGCACGGTCTCGTAGTTCGTGATGTAGATGCCCTCGGGGTCGTCGCACTCCTCGATGGAACGGATGAACTTCAGCTCCGGCACCCTGCCCGGGCCGAGCGCCTGCCAGGCCTTGAGCTCGGCGCGCTGGGCGCCGGAGAACTTCGGGTCGTCACCGGTGGCCAGCTTCAGGGCGTCGCGGATGAACTCCTGGCGTACGCCCAGGGGCAGCACGATGAGCCCCATGCCGCCGGCGCGGGCGCGGACGATGCGCACGATCTCGATCTGGCCGAAGGTCTTGCCGAGGCCGAAGCGCGCGAAGATGGCGCGCCGGCCACCAGCAACGGCCCAGCGCACGATCGCCTTTTGGAACGGCGCCAGCAGCGGGTTGATCTCGGAGTCATCGATCTCGAAGCCGAGCGACGGCGCCAACTGCATCTTCGAGCGCAGGAAGTCGGCGTAGTCCATCAAACCCCCGCCCATGCCGTGGCCAGGGCCGGCCGCATGCGGATGGCGCGCTGCACCGATGTCTCCGCGGGGATGAAGTCGTCGTTGGGCGGAAACAGCGCCGCCCGGCCCTTGGCGGTGGGCACGAAGCGCGCGATGTCGCGCCGCGATGCCGTCGGATTCGCGCGCTCGATGAGCCCACGCGCCTTCAGGTGGGAGGCCTTCCCCATCAGCAGGTGCGTCTCGATGCCGGTGGCGGCCTCGATCTGGGAGTAGCTGGCGCCGTCGCTGTTTGCCGCGGCCAGATCGTGGATCACGCGCAGCATGATCTGGAGCTGGGTGTCTCTCATGCCGCGACTCCACGCAGGGCTTCGGTGAGCACGCGCTTGTCATGGCGCAGTTGAGCGTTCTCCTCGCGCGCGATGCGCAGCTCACGCTCGAGCTCTGTCTCGCGCCGGCGCAGGCTGGAGAGGTCGTAGCCGCGCGCCATGTTCATCCACAGCAGCGGCGCGTCGTTGCCGCAGTAGTCCATCACCGCGCACAGCTTTGGGAAGATGACGCCCTCCTGCCCGGACTCCCAGCGCGACCACTGCGCCTTGTCCATCTTCAGTTCGGCGATGACCTCTTTGGGCTCGTAGCCAGCAGCCTTGATGCAGAGCCCGATGGCTCCGCCCAATGTCTTCTCCCGCGCGATCTCCTGAACGGTCACGGCGGAGGGGAAACCGAGTTGGTTCACAACGCTCCTCGAATCTGTTGAGTGGTGTTGAGAGGCTTGCCGGGCCAAAACTGAAGGCCATGCAAGACGCAAATTTCGAAAGCGGCCGCGAGGGCTGGCACCACATTCACGACCTGGCGCTGGAGCTGCTGGTGCAACTGGCCGCGCTGCGCGTTGACGCGACGGCCGGCAGCGCCGATGAGGGGTGCCCGCCCGCTCGCGGGGTAGAGTCCGGTCACCACAACACGGACCCCGCGAGGGGCGAACATGAAAACCTTCAGCATCGACATCGAAGCGGCAAGTGCAGCCTCGTACGAAGCGGGAATGACGCGGGTCATTGCCCAGGTGACGGTGAGAGCCGGCGAGCCTTCCCCGGAGAGCTTCAGCGACCTGCACATGTCGGAGAAGACGATGCGACGGCTGCACGAGATATTCGGCAAGATCATTCGCAACCTCGACGAGCACTCGGCGACCAGATAGCCCGAAGCACCGAGGCTTCGTCGCTGCTCAAAGAGAGCGCCACATGCCCAACCTCCAGGCATGCGGCACCGCCGGCAAGCCAGGTCAACGTGATGGGGCGAGCGGCACCACCAGCAGGTGCCAGCGGTTTCTTCGGGGTGCTCTGGGTCGCGGGCTCCGGCTCGGGTGGCTCGCGGAATCCGGCGGCACGCGCGATCGCGTCTGAGGCCGCGCCGTGGGCGTCGAAGCTGCTGTTGAACAGCTCGATCCCATTGGCCCACTTCGAATTGATGATTTGCGCCGCGCGCATCGCGGCGAGTGCGGCCTCGACGCGACCGACAGAGCGCTTCGCCCGGATCAGCGCTGGCGTGCGCGGGCCCTTCTTCTGGGTGCTGCGCATGTCAGGCGGCCTTCGGTGTGGCGTCGGTTGGAAGGACCGGCAGATCCGCGTTGCCGTAGATGTGGTCGAAGGTGATCGACCGTCCGCGGCTCTCCGCATAGACGATCAAGGCCTTGGCGTTCGGGGGCGGTACGGTTTGACCCTTCTCGTATGCGGCGATGTTGCTTTGCGAGCATCCGATCCCCTTGGCCAGTTCAGCCTGGGTGACACCGAGCCATTCGCGAATTGCTTTGATGGGATTCATGGGCTCAAAGTATCAGCGCCGCTGATTCTCTTGTCAATCAGCGGCGCTGATTTCAAGGTAACAGCGTCGCTGATCCTTGGTGCATGAGTGCAGACAAGGAAAAGGACCCCAGAAAGGCGCAGGTCACGGAAGAACATCGCGCTGAGGCGCGCGCATTGAAGGCGATCTGGGATCGCGTCAAGCCTTCTAGCCAGGGTGAGTTCGGAAAGGAATTTGGGATTGGCGGTCAAAGTGCCGTGGCCAACTTCCTGACGGGTCAGTCAGCCCTGAGCCTGAAGGCAGCCGTTGGTTTCGCCAATGGGCTCGGCTGCAAGATCCGCGACTTCAGCAAACGCCTCGCGGTTGAGGCGCACCGCACCGCTGATGCCGCCGGCCTAGTCAGCGACGAAGACAGCTACCTCATCCCCCGACTTGACGTCTTAGTTGGTGCTGGAGATGGGCGTATGACGAGTTCAGAGGACGAAATCGGAGGGCTTTCTTTCCGACGCGACTTTCTTCGTGAATGCGGTATCTACACGCCGCACGAGGGGGTCATCGTGAACGTCAGGGGCGAGAGCATGGGCGACACCATTGCCGATGGAGCTGTCATCCTTATCAACAAGAAGGTCAAGTCCCCCGAGCACAGGAAGATCTTCGTCTTCGTCAAGGACGAGGGGCCCGTAGTGAAACGGGTGATCCATGAGGGTGATCGTTGGATCGCCCGTTCCGACAACGAGAACAAGCGTCGCTACCCAGACTTCCCGTTCGAGGCCGGTCAAACGCTCGTTGGGAAGGCAGTCTGGATGGGCACCAAACTATGAAGACCAGCGGCTATCTTGCAATGGTGCTGACGCTCGCCACCGCAGTCGGGGCCTTCGCTCAGTCGCCATGGGTGGAGTTCGCGAGTAACGATGGCAGTACGGCCTACTTCGATCAAACCTCAATCAGACCAGACCTGACGCGCGAGGTTGCCTATTTCGCGTGGTGGCGCTCTGATCTGCGCTCACCATCCGTCGTCGACGGCAAGGCCTACAAGTCCCATTTGGCCAACTATCGGGTGGATTGCATGAGACGCACACTGCAGCAACAAGAGATATTTTTTCTCTCGGCATCTGGAACGCAGGTCGCACGCGACGGAGGCTCTGCTGAAGCCCTTCCCATGGCCGACACGCTCGGCGAAACTTTTGTGAAGGTCGTCTGTGCACGCGCCGGCAGGTAAAGCGGCACTCTTCTCGCTGCTGGCATTGCTGGCGGTCGGGGCCCACGCCCAAGACTGCCAGCGCGCCACGCGAAACTATGAGGTGTCGCGGAACTCGATGCGCCCTGATCAAGCCATGGTTGAGCGCGCCTGGCAGGAAATGCAAGCTGTCTGTGGCGCGTCGCCAGCGGCTGCGCCGCAGCCCACCTATCAGCCTGCTCCCGCACCGCGCCGCGGGCCTGGTCAACTCGTGAACTGCGACGCGGCCGGATGCTGGGGAGCGCAGAACGGCGTGCGATACAACCTTGTCGCCGGCGGCAATCTGCAGGGAACGGACGGTTCGTTCTGCACCCGCGGCGCGGGAAACACGTTCCACTGCAACTAGCCCTCTCCACACCCCGATAGATCCAGCCCGCCCAGCGCGGGCTTTTTTTTTGCGTGCCTGTCTGCGGGTCAGACATTATCAGCGGCACTGTTACAAAATAGTCAGGAAAATAATCAGCGCCGCTGATTGACAAGAGAATCAGCGGCGCTGATACTGCGGCTCATCAAACAGGAGATGGGCATGAACAAAGCAGAACAGCGCGAAGTGCAGAAGGCGGTGAACACCGCCAAGTCGGCACCCCAGTACGCGGCCGCCACGCTCGCAGGCGTGATGCGCTCGGCCTCGAAGAAGACCTTGGGCGAGCTGGTCGCCGTGATGGATGACCTCGGCCTCCGGGACCACATGGAAGTGGTCAACGGCTGCTACGTCGCCAAACAACCGGTGGTGGCATAAATGGCCCGCGCACAGCAGGACTGGGGCGCCGGCGCGACCGTCAAGGTCGGCTTCCTGACCCTCACGGTCATCGCCAAGATTCCGACGCCGGGTGACTTCAAGCCCGACGCCTACGTGCTGGCCAGCGCCGCGAAGGGCACGTTCTACGAGTTCGTGCCACACAACGGCCTGAACAAGATTGACCCCGAAGAGGCCCGCGAGCTGATCGCCGAGGGCAAGCGCATCGCCGAGCAGCGTGCTGCTGCTGCGGTCGCGAAGGCTTCGGCCTCCGCCGCGCACGCCGCCGTGGTTGCCAAGATGCTCGAGGTGGCGTGATGAGCCGCTTCACGCAATCCAACCTGTCGCGCCGGCGTGATGCGCGCCGCGAGCGCGCCGAGGGCAAGCGCCACCCGGAAGAGGTGTTCCAGCCGACCGAAGAGCAGGCCCTGGCGGCTGATCGCGCGCTGAACGCCTCGAAAGCCTCGCCCGAGTACTTCGCCCCCTCGGACCTCTACACGCTCTCGCAGCAGAACCGAGGTGTGCTGTGAGCGCCGCGCAGCACACACCAGGGCCGTGGGTGGTTCAGCGTTACGTCGGGAGCGACGCGTTCCAGGTGCACGCCTGGGGACTAGCGAGCAATGGCTACCAACCCAAGCGGCTTCCCGTCGCTTGGATCCCGAACGGCTGGTACAGGGGCGATGCAGCTCTGCACCACGAACTGGAGGCGAATGCTCGCCTGATCGCCGCCGCGCCCGAGCTCTTTGATGCCTTGCGGCCTTTCGTCACGCACAACAGTAGCGACGAAACGATCACGATCACCGTGCGCACGGCCGACGTGACACGCGCGCGCGCCGCCCTCGCCAAGGCGCAGGAGGCCGCATCGTGACCCGCCGCAGCATCAGCCAGCACCTGGACAAGGTCCTTCGAGCCCAGAAGGCCGCGCCGGTCGCCTTCGAGCAGCCGCACTTCCTCTTCGATGATTTGGGCGCACTGCCACAGTTCGGCGAGCACCAGCTCTGCGTGATCCCCTTCGAGGGGCACCTCGCCGACCTGAAGCTGGTCGAGTGGCGCGAAGTCCTCGCCGAGCTGCTGCGCGACGACGGCTCCGACCTCGTCGATACCTCCGATCTGCAGCTGGAGCCGCTGTCATGAGCGCCGCCATCAACACCGGCGGGCCCGCCTTCCCGGTCAACGACTTGCAGAGCGCGCACGCGACTGCGATGGCCGCTTCCATCGACATCGAGGATCCCGCAGAGCGCGAGCGCGCCTACATCCTGGCCCGCGCTGAGGCCGTGATCGGCATGACGATGCGCGACTACTTCGCCAGCCATGCCAGCGAGCACGACGTGCAGTGCGCTCTGGAAGACCTCGGGCGCACCGGCGGGCTCATCGGAGCGCCGACCGGTATCGACCGCCACGCGATCGCGCGCTATGCGCACGCGGACGCCATGCTGAGAGCGAGGGCTGCATCGTGAGCGGCAGATCTTCACAAGGGCGATGCGATCGCGCTGCTGGTCGGTATCGAACGCCACCAAGCCGAGCAGAAGGCTCGGAGAGATGCGAAGAATGGAGCCGCATCGTGAGGACGCGCACGGTCATCGCCCTGATCGTCAGCTTCCTCGCTGCCGAGCTCGCGCTCTTCGTCGCGATCTTCTGCACCCTGAAGGAAGGGGGTGTGATTTGAACCTCATCCACACCCCTCTGACCGCCCCGCGTCAGTTCGTCGGCACCGTCGATGCCACGCACGACAGCCGCAGGCCCACCGCGCGCTGCCTAGAGCAGCTGCAGGGCCACCAGCGCAGCAGCACCGCGGAGATCGTGCCCATGGACACGCCAGAGCGCATGCCGCGCGCTGACTTGATCGTCACGGTGGCCAGCACCTGCGCCGGCGTCGCCGTGGTCCTTCTTCTCATCGCCGAAAGGGTTGCGCCATGGCTGTTCGTCTAGCCGTCGACAACACGCGCAAGGCGCGCCCGCACTACTTCCCAGACGACACGCCAGAGCCTGTCGCCGAGCCCTACGGCTCCATCGATGCACTGCTGCAGCCGGTGCGCCGCCTCGCGCGCGCCCTGATCTTCATCCTCATGGCCGCTGCAGTGCTCGGCTACGGGGGCTTCTTCATCTTCACCCGCTGAAAGACCACCATGGAAGTACTCGACGCTCAACCGCTTGCCACCGTGCGCGCCAGCTCCTGGCCCACGCTCTTCGACTGCTCGTACAAGTGGTACTGGCAGAACGTCATGGGCCTTCGCAGCCCGTCGGGCGGCGCCGCCCATCTCGGTACCGCCGTGCACGCCGGCACCGCGGTCTACGACCAGGCCATCCTCGACGGCAAGTTCATCAGCGTCGGCGAGGCGGTCGACGCCGCGCGGGAGTCCCTGCAGAGCCCGGAAGACGATGTTGCCTGGGACGAGAACCTTTCCCCCGCCGATGCCGACAGCTTCGCGGTGAAGCTGACGACGAAGTACTGCCTCGACATCGCGCCGACCCGCACCTACACCGCGGTCGAACTGAAGTGCACGGCGCTCGACATCCAGACCGCGCACGGCGTCGTCCGCCTCACTGGCACCACCGACCGCATCCGCCTGTTGGAAGACGGCCGCAAGGGTGCCACCGACCTGAAGACCGGCGGGCGCGCCACTGAAAAGACCGAGTCCGGCGCCCGCCGCGCGGTCACCAAGGGCCACCACATCCAGCTCGGCATCTACACGCTGATGGCCGAGCAGGCCTCGGGCGAACGCATGGATGCCCCCGCCGAAATCATCGGCCTGCAGACCACCAAGGACACGCCCTGCGCCACCGGCGAACTCGCCGACGTGAAGACGCCGCTCCTCGGCGACGGCAAGTTCCCCGGCCTCATCGAGATCGCCGCCGGGATGCTGAAGAGCGGTGTCTTCCCGCCGAACCCGAAGTCGAACCTGTGCTCGCGCAAGTTCTGCCCGGCCTACGCCTCGCACTGCAAGTACCACGACTGATCACCACACCCACAAGGAAAGCCATGTCTGCAACTGCCACCGCAGCGGCTCCGGCCGCGAACTCCGCCACCATCCAGCAGCTGCGCCAGCACCAGCTCGCAGCTGCACCGGAGCCCGCCGACCAGGTCGTGGACCTGTTCTCGTCGCGCGGCTTCGCGCTCGCGCAGCGCATCGCACAGGCGTTCTCCACGTCGAACGCTGTGCCCGTCGCCTTCCGGCAATGGGTCGAGAAGAAGCTGCCGGGCGGCGGGACGGAGTTGGTGGAGAACACGAACGCCATGGGCAACTGCCTGGTCGCGATCGAAACCGCCCGCGCCGTCGGCATGAGCATCACCGCGGTGATGCAGAACGCCAACGTGATCGAGGGGCGGCTCACGTGGTCGGGCCAGTACAAGATCGCGGCGATCAACGCCAGCAAGCGCTTCACGCCCCTGCGCTTCGACGTCGTCAACAAGGGCGTCATCAAGGCCACCTACAAGGAAAAGCAGGGCTGGAACCGCGAGAACCGGCGCTTCGACTTCAAGGACATCACGGTCGAGATCGAGAACCTCGAGTGCGTGGCCTGGGCGCTTCCGGGGAACATGGCGTTTCCGCCGAACGTGCGCACCCTGGCCGACGCGAAGGCTCTCAAGCTGCCAGTGATCGAGTCGGCGCCGGTCAGCATGAAGCTCGCCGTGGAGGAAGGCTGGTACGGCAAGGCCGGCTCGAAGTGGCAGACCGAAATGAAGCACCTGATGCTTCAGTACCGGGCCGGCAGCTTCTTCGGGAACATCCACGCGCCCGACATCGTGATGGGCATGGGCCGCACTACCGAGGAGATGCAGGACGCCGTCGTCATCGACCTCGACCAAGACTCCGTGCGCGTGACCAGCACCGAGGACCTGCGAACCGGACCTGCGGCGAGCTCGGCCGCCGAGGTCACGCAGAAGAACGGCATCGACCCGGAACAGGAAGAGCCCGCGGCCGGCGAAGCGGCAGCCGGCGCATCCGGCGCGGGCGCAACCGCCGACAGCGCCACCACCGCCACCGCCGCCACGGATGTGAAGAGCAACGGTCTCGACATCGATGCCTTCGCCGAGCGGCTGAGCGCATGCAAGGACCAGGACTCCCTGGATGCCGCGATGGACAGCCTGCGCGCGCTCAATCCCACCGAGGAGCAGCGCGCCGTGCTCTCGGATGTCTACCAGCGCCGGGCCACCGAGCTCGAAGGCTCGGCCAGCGCGCCGCCGGCTCCGGCCGCCGCACCCACCAGCCGCCGCGCCCGCGGCACTACCCCTTCCATCGACTGAGCCCACCACCATGAAGATCACCCACATCACGGCCGAGAACTTCCTCGGCGTCCGCCGCGCCGATGTCGCGCTGGACAGGCCCATCACCCTCTTCGGCGGCAGCAACTACGCCGGCAAGAGCAGCCTGCAGGAAGCCATCCGCATGGCGCTCACGGGCGAGGCCGTGCGCGTCGGCCTGAAGAAGGAATACGGCGCCTTGGTCAACGAGGGCCAGAAGGTCGGCTTCGCCGAGGTCGCGATCGCTGGCAGCGGCCCCGAGGTGGAAACCGCGAGCATCGTTTTGCCCACCGGCAAGGCCTCGCAATCCAAGGGCTTCACGGTGCCCGCAGCTCTGCCCTACGTGCTCGACGCCCAGCGCTTCAGCAGCATGGACGACAAGGCCCGGCGCACGTTCCTGTTCGGCCTCATGGGCATCAGGATCACGCCCGATACGGTGTCCCAGCGCCTGATCGAAAAGGGCCACGACAAGGCGCGGGTCGATCGCGTCGCGCCGATGCTGCGCGCCGGCTTCGAGGCCGCTTGCACCGAGGCCAAGGCGAAGGCGACCGAAGCGAAAGGCTCCTGGCGCGCATTGACCGGTGAGACATACGGCGCTGTGAAGGCCGCGAGTTGGAAGGCGCCAGAGGTGTCCACCGACCCGGCGGCGCTGACCACGGCCCAGCAGCGCCTCGCCGACATCGACACGCAGATCGCCAGCAGCCATCAGGCGCTGGGCGCCCTGCAGGCTGACATGCGGGCGCATACCGCCCGGGACGCGCGCATCGAAGCACTGCGCGAGCCCGCCGACCGGCTCGAGCGCGTGACCGCCAAGCTGGCCGCCGACGAGAAGGATCTCGCCGACTGGGAAGCGCGCGTGCGGGAAACGGAGGCGAAGGCTGCCGGCGCGGCACCGACGCAACCGCTGACCTGCCCGCATTGCAGCGGCCATGTGGAACTCGTCGGCAAGGAACTGCGGGCCTACGAAGCGCCCGCCGGCGTGCGCGACGAGGAAGCGGCCGCAGCGCTGCCCGCGGTGGTGCGCTCCCGCGACCTGCTGCGTTCCGCCGTGGCCAACGACAAGCGCGACCTCGAAGCGGCACGCGCTGCGTCGGCTGAGCTCAAGGCCCTCACCGAAGGCGATCAGCCCGCAGCACCGAAGCAGTCCGACATCGACGCGGCTTCGCAGGCCCTGGCGGCGCTGAAGCAGAAGCGCGCGGGCGCCGCAGCCGAGGTCGAAAAGCTCGAAGCCGTCGCACGCGCCAACAAGGAAGCGGCCGCGAAGACCAGCACTGCCGCCGGCTACCACGCGGAAGTGGCGGCCTGGGATGCCATCGCGGTGGATCTCGCACCCGACGGCATCCCCGGCCAGATGTTGGCCGAGGCACTGGAGCCGATCAACACGCGTCTGCAGCAGAGCGCGGTCGATGCGGAGTGGCTGCGCGTCGGCATCGACGCCGACATGTCGATCACCTGCATGACGCCTAGCGGCGGCGCGCGGCCGTACGCACTGCTGAGCGAGTCCGAGCGCTGGCGCGTCGATGCCATGGTGGCCGAGGCCATCAGCTTCCAGTCCGGCGTGAAGCTGCTGGTGCTCGATCGCTTCGACGTGCTCGACGCCCAGGGCCGCGGCGACCTGCTGGCCTGGCTCGATGTCCTCGCCCAGAACGGCGAGATCGAAACCGCCCTCCTCTTCGGCACGCTGAAGGCACTGCCCTCAGATCTGCCGGCCACCGTCGCCGCGGAGTGGATCAACAACGGCCACGTCGGCCAGCTCAAGGAAGCAGCATGAAACTCGCCCTCTTCTACGACTTCGAAACCCAGTCGCTGCCGCTCTTCAAGGAACCGAGCGAGCACCCCGGCCAGCCGCACTTCGTGCAGGTCGGCGCCGAACTAGTCGACCTGGAGACGCGGCGCGTTTTCAGCACGCTCGATGTCGTCGTGAAGCCCGACGGCTGGACGATACCCGAGGACACCGCCGCTATCCACGGCATCACCACCGAGATGGCGCTGGACGTCGGCATCCCCGAGCACCTCGCGCTGCGCATGCTGCTCGCGATGTGGCGCCGCGCCGATGTCCGCATCGGCCACAACGAGAGCTTCGACGCCCGGATCGCGCGCATCGCCTGCATGCGCTTCCTGGACGAGGCCACGGCCGACGACTGGAAGGCCGGCAGCGCGGAATGCACGCAGCTGATCAGCACGCCGATCCTGAAGCTGCCGCCCACGGACAAGATGAAGCGCGCCGGCTTCTTCAAGCACAAGAGCGCCAACCTGGGCGAGGCCTACGAGTTCTTCACCGGCAAGAAGCTCGAAGGGGCCCACAGCGCCATCGTCGACGTACGGGCTTGCCAGGAGGTCTATTTCGCGGCCACCAGCCGCAGCACCGAACTCGCGGCGGCCTGACATGGACAACCTCGAGTTCTGGCTGGTCTGGAATCCGGAGGGTCACCGCCCTCCCCAGTACCAGCACCACAGCGCGAAGAATGCCGCTGACGAGGCCGAGCGCCTGGCAGCGATCAATCCCGGCCAGTCGTTCTACGTGCTGCAGGCGACGGAACTGCGCCGCACCGCTGACGCACCGGTCCAGGCCCTCGTGCTGCTGAAGCGGCCGGAGCCGGACCCCGACGACTACATGCCGTTTTGACCAATTTTCGGGCGACACCAGCCGGCCGGGCTCCCTCCCTCCTCCAGACCACGTTTTCCCTGCCGGCCCGCGCAAGCGGCGCCTTCTTTCTTTTCTTCAACCACAGGAGCTACTCCATGTTTTCTCTCCCCGAGTTCACGAAGGTCAAGGTGCTCGATGTCCACCTGCTGAGCCAGAAGAACCGGCCGCCGGGCGCGAACCCGGGCGTGCGCCTCAACGTGCAGGCCGACCTTCCGAACTACGCGCTCGCAGCGTTCGATCCCGCACTGCGCACCGCCCTGTTCACGAAGACCGAGGCCGCAGGCGGCAGCGCCAAGGACAAGCGCCAGACCTTGCCGGGTGTCGAGGAGATCAGCGATCTCCCGCACCTGACCTCCATGGCGCGCCACATCAAGAAGGTGCCGTGGACCGAAAAGCTCACGGGCTACACCGGCGAGATCGATCACGGCGTCGGCGGCAAGTCGAACCTCCCGATCACGGATGCATCGCTCGAGAACTGGCGCTTCCAGGCCAAGCAGGGTGGCACTGTGGCGACCTGGTGGAGCATCGAGATGGTCGACGTGCCGAAGCTGGTGCTGGCCGAGCTCGCCATGCTCAAGAGCCGCGAGGTGCCGCTGAAGCTGCTGGAGCCCGAGGTCCGCCAGCAGCAGCTCGACGACGGCGCAGAACAGCGCCAAGGCGCCGCGACGCCGCCGGCCAGCGCGCCCGCCGCGCAGCCGCAGGGCGACGGCAATGGCGCATGGCCGTTCCCGAACGACCCGCCTGGCAGCACCGCAGCAGCTCCGGCGAGCCGCCGCAAGGCCAACACCGCGAAGACCGCCGAAGAAGTCTTCGCCGAAGAGTCGAAGGCCTGAGACCCGATGGACTTCGAGATCCTCACCATCGAGAAGATCCAGGGCGCCTTCGAGCGCGCCCTGGATCTGAGCTCGGATCGGGAACTGGCCATGCGCGCCGCCGCGCAGTCGCTCAACATCCCGGTCGAGTCCGTGCGCGAGGCCCTGGCCATCAGCGAGGGCACACCGGTATGAAGACCGTCGAGATCCGGCACTTCCACGCCTTCGTCGGCCTCGGCGGCGGCGCCCGCGGCTTCAACAAGGCGAACCCGCGCGTCGGCAACCTACAGGCGAAGTTCCGCTGCATCGGCGGGATCGACGTCGACGCCGCGGCCATCCGCGACTTCAACCGGCTGGCCAACGCCACCGGCACGGTGCTGGATCTCTTCGATCGCAGCCAGTTCGAGGCCTTCCACGGCCGTCCGCCGCCGGCAGGCTGGACGGAGGCTATGCCAGCCGACATCCATCTCGCCGCCGGCCACGAGCGCCCGCACATCGTCTTCCTCTCGGCGCCCTGCAAGGGCTTCAGCGGTCTGCTGTCCGAGGGGAAGAGCAAGACCGACAAGTACCAGGCCCTGAACCGCCTCACGCTGCGCGGCGTCTGGCTGATGCTGGAGGCCTGGAGGGACGATCCGCCGGAGTTGTTCGTCTTCGAGAACGTGCCTCGCATCGCCACGCGCGGCCGGCACCTGCTCGACCAGATCGTCGACCTGCTGCGCAGCTACGGCTACGCGGTGGCCGAGACGACGCACGATTGCGGCGAACTCGGTGGCCTGGCACAGAGCCGCAAGCGCTTCCTCCTGGTGGCCCGGCACATCGAGAAGGTGCCGCCGTTCCTGTACGAGCCCGAGAAGCGCTCGCTGCGCGCCGTCGGCGATGTGCTCGGCAAGATGCTGATGCCCGGCGACATGCGCGCAGGCCCTATGCACCGCATTCCCGCACTCCAGTGGAAGACGTGGGTTCGCCTCGCCTTCGTGGAAGCCGGCAGCGACTGGCGCAGCCTGAACAAGCTGGCCGTGGAGAACGGGCACCTGCGGGACTACCTGATCGTGCCCGACATGCACCACGGCGTGCTGGGCGTGCGCGAGTGGGGTCAGCCTGCTGGTGCAGTGGCTGGCGCCAGCCGCCCGCAGAACGGATCCTTCGCGATCGCCGACCCGCGCCAGCAGCTCTATGCGGCCGGCTACGGTGTGACCGAGTGGGACGCGCCCAGCGGCGCGGTGGCTGGCGAGTCACTGCCGTCGAACGGGATGTTCGCCATCGCCGACCCTCGTTTCGAGCAGTCGACGAAATGGACAGACGGCCAGGCCTACGGCGTGCGCCGGTGGGACGCGCCCATGGGCACGATCGGGGGGCAGCAGAATCCCGGCCAGGGCAGCTACACGATTGCCGACCCTCGGCACCAAGGGCCCGCGAAGCACAGCAACGAATTCCGCATCGTGCCCTGGGCCAGCGCCAGCTGCGCCGTCACCAGCGCGCACGGGAGCGGGCAGGCTGTAGCCGACCCTCGGCCCGAGTGGGACGGTCGCCATGGGCATCTGCATGTCGCCGACTGGGAGCGCACGAGCCGCACCGTGACGGCAGGCGGGAAAGGGGTCCAGGGCGGCTACCTGTCCGTTGCAGATCCGCGCAGCGGCATGGCGCGCGGCAAGGGCGACGCCTACCTCTCAGGCGGCCACTATGGGGTGACGTCATGGACGGGGCAGGCTGGTGCCGTCAGCGCGTCAGCGTGCCACGACAACGGCCGTTGGAGTGTCGCGGACCCTCGGCCGATGCCGGCACCTGCCGACAAGCTGGTGTGCCGCATCCAGTCGCTGGACGGTACATGGCACCGCCCGTTCACGACTCTGGAGCTGGCCGCCTTGCAGTCGTTGTTCGATCCCGAGGAGCGCTTCGAGCTTGACGGTCTCAGCGATCAGGCCTGGCGCGAGCGCATCGGCAATGCCGTCCCCAGCGACGCGGCGTGCGCGATCGCCGAGGTGATGGGCACCACGCTGCTGCTGGCCATGTCCGGTGAAACCTTCATGCTGTCGGCCCAGCCGATCTGGGTGCGGGACGTGGCCATGGCTCTCACGATGCCGGGGGTGTCATGAGTGCGAAGCCCTGCACACACCAGAACTTCGATGCCAGCTGCCGCGTGGCGCGGCTGGAAGACACCGGCCGCTTCATGCTGGAAGTGACCGTGCATTGCACCGACTGCAAGCGGCCCTTCCAGTTCCTGGGCCTGCAGCCCGGCCTGAACTTCGACGGCGCCACGGTCAGCTTGGATGGTCTGGAAGCCAACCTCGCGATCTGCCCCCAGGGGCAGCGCCCGAATCCGTTCCAGGTTCTGCAGGGCTACACGATCAGGGGGACGAACTGATGCGGTTCTTCACAGGCCTGCACCAGCCGAGCGATGCGCGCCACTTCGATGGCGCCTTCGTGAGCGTCAACCGACTGCGCACGCGCAAGTCACCGATGCACGTCGGCGACTGGATCATGGACAGTGGCGCCTTCACAGAGATCTCGCGCCATGGCCGGTACCGTCACGATGTTTCGAGCTACGCCGCTGAGATCCGGCGCTGGGCGGCGAACGGCTCTGGCCGGCTGCTCGCAGCTGCCGCGCAGGACTACATGTGCGAGCCGTTCATCATCAAGATCACAGGGCTATCGGTAGCCGAGCACCAGCGCTTGACGATCGAACGCTACGACGCGCTCCGCGCCGAAGACACCGGCGGCGTCTACATCCTGCCGGTGCTGCAAGGCTTCGAGCCGACGGACTACTTGCACCACCTGCGCGCCTATGGTTCCCGCCTCGCGCACGGTGCGTGGGTAGGTGTCGGCTCGGTGTGCAAGCGCAACGGGTCACCTGATCAGGTTGCCGCGGTGCTCATGGCGATCAAGGCCGAACGTCCCGATCTGCTGCTGCACGGCTTCGGGCTCAAGACCACCGCACTAGCGCACCCCTTCGTGCGCTCAATGCTGCACTCCGCCGACTCCATGGCCTGGAGCTTCGCAGCACGCAAGCAGGGTCGGAATGCCAACGACTGGCGCGAGGCCGTGCGCTGGACTGACGCCATCGAAAGCCGCCCTGTGCAGCACATGCTCGACCTGGGAGCGGCACGATGATGCGCCGCTCAATCCTCCAGGTCGAACTGCCCCTGCAGCGTGCGGATGATTTGCGCGATGTCGGCTCGGTGCGCGCCTCGGTCGGTGACGATGCGCACCGTCCAGTTCGGGCCGCTCTCCTCCGCCGGGATGCCGATGACACCACCTCGGTGAACGTCCGTCTGCTGCCCTCGAATGCCAGGCAGGTTTTCAATGCGCTGGATCAGCATCTGCTGCAGCTGCTGGGCGGTGCGGGTCGGCTTGGCCATCGCCGCTCAGTCCGGAAGCGTGCCGTACCAGATCTTCGTTCCGGCCTCGATCGCCTTCGGTACGTCCTGGTAGGTGTTGTCGTCGTCGGAGAGCGGCGGCAAGCCCTTTCGCTCGATCGCGGCGATGGTGTAAGCGTCTTCGGCGTACTTCTTGAGCACCAGCACAGCGCGGCGGGCGCCCTTCTCCATCTCGATCCGCAGTTCCGTCGGTTCGGGCTTGTCCATGTCTGCCTCCAGTAGTTAGGAGCCGCATTTTGACCTCTATCACCATCCAGCCCGTCGAGCCCTGCGGCGCCATCGGCAAGTGCATGGCCAGCCCCTCAAGCTACGCCTCCCACGTGGGTCGCTATCAGCAAGAGGATCCGCGCGCCGTGGCGGCGCACGCGCTGCGCCAGCTCGAAGAGGCCCGCGCCCGTGACGTAGCCACGCACGAGAAGAACCTGCCGGCCATCGAGGCGAACAAGGCCGTGGCTGCGCGCGTCGAGGCACTCATGACCGAGATCGGCATGCCGAAGTCGTACAGCGAGCGCGACACGAAGTCCAGGGCCCGCTATCCCAAGACGATCACCCACGCTGCAGGCTACATCGGCGACCTGCGGCGGCACTGCCCGACGACAGACAGTTTTGAGCACGCCACCAGCGCCTACGAGCGCCTGAAGAAGGAATACGACGCCTACGCCGCACGCGCCGAAGAGGAAGCGAAGCAGGCGGATGCAAAGCGCGAGCGCGAGGCCGCAGCGCTGGTGGAGAAGCGCAAGGCCGACATGGAACTGGCCGCGATGCTGCTGCGCTACCAGCTGCCGCTCGAGTCGACCTGGTCGGACGTGCTCGACGCTCTGCGCGCCAAGGATCAGCGCCTCAATCTCGCCGCAGCCATGCAGCTCACGCGCGGCGACTGGAGCGAGGGCCCGTACCGCGTGCGCAATGCCCTCGACGCCTTCCAGATCGAGACCACCGAGGACAAGGACATCGCGAACGACGTGCTGTCGTGCCTCGATGGCTTCGAAGACGGCCGCGTGTTCCGGGATACCTCGTGGAGCTACGGCCGCCTGTTCGCCGAAGCCTCCGACCAACAACTCTCGGGCGACGTGCAGAAGGCGCTGCAGCACGCAGGAAACGAATGATGCACACCGACTTCCTCGACACCTCTCCCGACCGAGTGCGCGCCAAAGAGATCCAGGCCGTGCAGATGCACGCCCAGCAGCTGATCGACGTTGCCCGCGCGCGCGGCCTCGTGGTCACGATCTCGCTGGTCCCACGCATGCCGCCGGCGATGGGCTCCTACGAGATGGTGTTCGACATCCGGGAGGCCCGCCATGGCAGCTGACACCAAGATCGAGTGGACCGACGCCACCTGGAACCCGGTGACCGGCTGCAGCGTGCAAAGCCCGGGCTGCAAGAACTGCTACGCGATGAAGCTCGCCGGCACGCGCCTGCGTCACCACCCCAGCCGCGCCGGCCTGACGCAGGTGAGCGCCGCGGGCCCGGTGTGGACCGGCGAGACCCGTTTTAACGCCGAGTGGCTGGAACAGCCGCTGCAGTGGACTCGTGCAAGGATGATCTTCGTCTGCGCGCACGGCGATCTCTTCCACCCTTCGGTACCGGATGAATGGATCGACCAGGTCTTCGCCGTCATGGCGCTGACCGGGCGCCACACCTTCCAGGTGCTGACGAAACAGGCGAAACGCGCGGCAGAGTACTTCGCGCATCCAGTGCGCGAGGCCTTGATCGGGCAGCAGGTCGGACAGATCAATCTGCGACGGACCGGCAACCCCGTTGCAGCGTGGTCAGGCCTGCCGCTTCCGAACGTCTGGATCGGAGCGAGCGCCGAAGATCAGCGCCGGCTCGACGAGCGGCTTCCCCACCTCGTCGGCATCCCGGCCGCGGTGCGCTACCTCAGTCTGGAGCCTCTGCTGGGGGCGGTAGAGATCGATCGCCGGCTCATCGCGCCGATCGAAGGAACGTCGCAGCACGGCCAGCACTTCATCGACTGGGTGATCGTCGGCGGTGAGAGCGGCCACGGCGCGCGGCCAATGCATCCCGGCTGGGCGCGCAGTCTTCGAGATCAGTGCGTGGCCGCCGGCGTTGCCTTCTTCTTCAAGCAATGGGGGGAGTGGCGACCGATGCAGTCCGAAGAAATCCCGCACGGTGGCGGCAGCTTTGAGTTGGTCAGCGCCGACGAGCGCAGGCCGATCGCCAGCGGCTGCTTCCAGCCAGCACACGCAATCGAGTCAATGCTCAACGATCCTGCGTTCTCTTGGCAATGCCCGGTTGTGAAGGTCGGCAAGAAGGCCGCCGGCCGCCGTCTGGACGGCCGCACCTGGGACCAGTTCCCCGAGGAGGGCCGGCCGTGAGAAACATGAGCTTCGCCCTCACTACAGCCCAGATACTTGACGGCACCAAGGACGTGACTCGCCGGCTCGGCTGGGTGTTCCTGAAGCCCGGCGATCTCATCCGCCCCGTGCGGAAATGCATGGGCCTGCGCCCCGGCGAGAAGTTGGATGTGCTGCGCGACCCGCTCCGCATCGTCGACGTGCGCCGAGAGCCGCTACAGATGATGACGGACGACATCGAGTACGGCTTCGAAGAGGTCCGCCGCGAAGGCTTCGCCGGCCACCCGGAGTATCACTGGCCCAGCACCTGGGTTGCGATGTTCTGCGCCACGCACAAGGGCTGCACGCCGGCGACCGTCATCACGCGGATCGAGTTCGCGTACGGAGCCGAGGAATGACCCGCCCCGGCTTCGGCGCCTTCTCCAGCGCGGTCGCGCAGACCAAGGCCGCCATCTTCCGCCAGCACTTCGACCCGAACACCCTTCGTCCCGCTGCGACGGTGAAGGCATCCATGCGGTGCATTCGCTGCGGCGGGCTCCTCACCTACACCGCCAGCGCGATCGACGGACGGATGACCGGCCGGTGCTCGACGGTGGACTGCTTGACCTGGAGAGACTGACCATGAGCACCACTTCACCCGAGACCAACTCACGCGACGAGGATGCCTTCGAAATCAGCGCTGTGATTGCCTGCCTCGAAGACGACGCGGCCGCACTGCGCGAGGACAACGCCGAAAGCGAAGTCGCCGCGAACATGGAGCGTGCCGCCCAGCTGTTGCAGGGCCTGCCGCTCGCGGCCGAGGCGCCGGATGTACCGAGCTGGAAGTACCTGCTCGGTCACCGTCATGCCCTGCTGTGGGCCTCCCAGGTTGCGGCGGCGGACGACCCGCGCACCGGCGACTGGATGTACGACGACCGGCAGGATCTGGCCAACGCCATCCAGCGCGGCCCGGAAGTTCCGGCAGAGTGGCATGCCGCGCTGACGCCGTTCCAGGCGCGCGTGAAGCCGTGGCTGCTGGAGTGCTTCGGCGAGGCCATCGCCGGCGACCGCGAGGAGCGCAACCACCGCTTCCTCGAAGAGGCGCTGGAGCTGGTCCAGGCCTGCGGCTGCACCGCGAGCGAAGCGCATCAGCTGGTGGACTACACCTTCGGCCGCCCGGCCGGCGAGAAGGGCCAGGAGGTTGGCGGCGTCATGGTCACGCTGGCCGCACTGTGCCTGGCCCAGGACCTCGACATGCACGCCGAGGGCGAAACCGAGCTGGCGCGCATCAGCGTGCCCGAGCTCGTGGCCCGGATCCGCGCCAAGCAGGCAGCGAAGCCGAAGCACTCGCCGCTTCCAGCGGCGCCAGCTACGAGCACGATCCCTCTGGAGGCCGGCATTGCATGGCAGGCGGGCGCATTCGACACCGAGCGCAAAGCTGTGACGGTCGAGGGCCGGACGTGGTATCGAGACGATCACCCGAAAGTCACCGTCAGCACGCCCGAGTCTGTGCGCGGGACTGGGGACATGCAACCCACCTACACGACACAGGCAGGTGAGAGCCTCATGGGCATCGCTTTCCGAGAGCTCGGGAGCGAGCACCGCTGGAAAGAGATTCGCAACATGAACGCCAGCCTGTTCGGCATGCTGGCTCCGCACGAGTATTACCCGGTGGGGTCCGTTCTGCGGATGCCTGCCGACTATCACAAGGGACATGCCGTTCCCATCTCGAACTCGAAAACGACGGAGTGCACCTGCTGCGGGTGCAGCGGCTGCAAGTTCTGCCTCGGCGCTCGCAAGCCGTGCCCAAAACACTCGCCGGCAGCTGCCGCGCCCGAACCCGAAGACGCGCCGCTCGAGACGGGCGAAGGAGACGCACGATGAACCCCGGCACCTGCATTCACTACAACGGCTTCATAGGTCGCTTCGGCGAGCCGGAACCGCGGCGCTGCGACGCTGGCGTCTGCTACTCCGAAGCGTTCGGCAGCGAGCCCGGCTTGATGACGCGCGCGCCTTGCATCGCCTATCTGGTGCAGACCGCGAACGGTAGCACCTTAGGCAAGCCGGGCGACACGCTGTTTCAGCGCCCGTCGCGACTGCCGCGCGCCCCGCAGCCGATCCCCTGTGGTCGCCGTGTCGAGCCGACCGACGAGCAGGTGCGCGAACACCAGGAAGAGTCGGAGGCCTACTTCCAGAAGACAGTCGCGGCACTGGAGGTGGCCGCCGCCTGGCGGGTGAAGCCTAAGCCCAAACAGGCCCGCAACGAGGTGGTCGAATGCCCCGTCTGCAAGGGGCGGCTGCACCTTTCGCAGTCGGCCTACAACGGCCACGTGCACGGCAAGTGCGAGACACCGAAGTGCGTGGAGTGGATGGAATGACCATCACGGCCTTTCCCCTCGCTTGGCCGTCCGGATGGAAGCGCACCGCCGCTGATGCGCGCACCTTAGGCCGCTTCGGCACCACCAAGCAATCCAAGGTCGGCAGCTGGCGCTCGGTGCAGGACATCTCCATCGCCGAGGCCACGCAGCGTCTTCGCGAAGTGCTCAGCCGCCTCGGTGTCCGCAGCGATGACCTGGTGCTGAGCACGAACCTGAAGCTGCGGCTGGACGGGCGGCCGCGCAGCGATCAGGCCCAGCCGGCCGACCCCGGCGCCGCCGTCTACTGGACGGACCGCCACAGCCGCGGGGCACCGCGCTGCATGGCCATCGACCGCTACACGAAGGTCGAGCAGAACATCGCAGCGCTGGCCGCCACCATCGAGGCCATGCGCGCGATCGAGCGCCACGGCGGCGCCGTCGTGCTGGAGCGGGCCTTCACCGGCTTCGCTGCCCTGCCCGCACCCATCGTGGCCGGCATGAAGCGCGACTGGTGGCTGGTGCTCCAGCTGGACACGCGCTCCCCGACGGCGGATGAGATCAATGCTGCATACCGCCGGCTGGCCAGCATGTTCCACCCCGACCGTGCCGGCGGCGATGCAGTGCGCATGGCCGAGCTCAACCAGGCGCGGGATGAGGCATTGAAGGAGGTCTCATGAGTAGCCTGCCCTTCCTCTCCCAGGCCGAGATCGACGAGATCTGCGAGCCGTTGACGCAGCCGCGCGCGCAGTGCCGCTATCTCTCCAAGGTGCTGAAGCTGCAGGTGCACGAGAAACCCAACGGGCGGCCGCTGGTCGCCCGCAGTGAGTTCGAGCGCGTGCTCGGCGCAGAGCGGTTCGGCACCGCGCCCAGCACGCCGCAGAACACCCCCAACGTCGTCGGGCTGCTGGCCCACATGCAAAAACGAAAGAACCATGGGACGAAAACGCAAGGACGGTGACCCGATGGGTCTGGCCGGTACCAGGCTCAGCTTCAAGAACAACGCCTTCTACTACCGCCACCGAGATGGCCGCTGGGAGCGCGTCGGCACCGACATCAAGGCGGCCAAGGCGCGGGCAGCGCTGTACAACGACCCATCGGGCGTCTACGGGACAACCGGCTATTGGCTGGACATGTTCCTGGTGGACTGCGAGGCCCGGGTCAAGGCCAAGACGCTGGCGGCTCGCACCCTCGCCGACTACCGGCACAACGTGGTGCCGCTGAAGATCTTCTTCGGCGCGATGCTGCCGGAGACGATCACGCCGAACCTCGTGCAGAACTACCTGAAGATGCAGGCCGACCTCGGCCGGCCAGTGCGCGGCAACCGCGAAAAGGCGTGTCTCAGCAGCATGATGAGCTGGCTGCTTCGGACGCAGCAGACCGCGCTGCAGATCAACCCCTGCATGCAGAAGTCCGGCACCGTGAGCAACCCGGAGTCGAAGCGGGAGCGCTACGTCACGCACGAGGAATATCGGATCGTCCACGAGGGATCGGGCCCGCAGATCCGGCTTCTGATGGACCTCACCTACCGCACGTTGCAGCGCCCCGAGAGCGACATCCTGAAATGGACGCCGGCGAACATCACCCGAGACGAGAACGGCATGCGAGTCGTGAAACACACCCAGCACAAGACCCATGTCGCGCTCAAGATCGCCCTGACTCCCGACCTGGCACGGCTGATCGACCGCGCGATCGGCGAGGTGCCGATCCTGCACCAGCCCATCGTGCACAACCGCAAGGGGAAGGCCTACACCTATTCCGGCATCCACTCAATGCTGACCGCCCAGATCCGGCGCATCAACGTCAAGCGGGAAAAGAAGGGTCTGCCGCCCATCGAGAGCTTCGGATTCCGGGACTTGAAGGGCAAGGGCGCCACGGACATGTGGCGGGCCGGCGTTCCCATCGAGCAGATCCAGCTGCTGTGCGGCCATGCCGACAAGGCAACCACGGAGAAATACATCAAGGCCCGGTGGTCCGAAACGGCCTCGCCAAACCAGGTCGCCATGGTGTAGATACTGTTCTCATATCCAGTACTTTTTCGAAAACGCTCCGAGGGAGAACATCCTTGGAGAGAACAGCGAATTTGAGAGGCCACTGGGGAAAAATCCAGCACTGGCGCGGCCTGGCGCCGCGTTGTAGGGTCGGCCTCTTAATCCGTAGGTCGAGTGTTCGAGTCACTCAGGGCCCACCACAAACACCAAAATAGCGCGGTCTCCGCGCTATTTTTTCGTCAAAGCCTCCTCAAGACCTTCCCTGAGGAGGCTTTTTCTTTG